TCATCTGCGGCAGGCGCAAGCCGCAATACCTTTACGCTTAATCCAGAACAGGTGAGAGCGATGAAGGACGCAGGATTCTGGGATGACCCCCAGAAGAGAGCAAAGATGATCAAGCGTTATGCAATGGAAGCACGTTCACAAAGGAGTAACTAATTATGGAATCACGTTTAAAAAAATCTTTGAATGCAGGCGGTAGACAGAATCGTGCTCAGCAAGATGAATCCCGCCAAGCCCCAGAAGAGAAGTTCGTCTCAGCACAGGAACGTCGCAAGATGTGGAGTGATGAGTGGACACAAAGAGCATTGCCAGATGTCCCTGAAATCCCTGGTTGGCACGTTTGTTGGTTATCCACTACCAACTCATATGACAGCATTGACAAGCGGGTTCGTCTTGGATACGTCCCAGTGAAGACTGAGGAAGTACCCCATTTCGAAAGCCACAAAGTCAAATCAGGTGAGCACGTTGGATTTGTGTCTTGCAATGAAATGTTACTGTACAAGATCCCTATGGATGTGTATCAGGAGGTTATGCAACATTTCCACCATGATATGCCTCTTGAGGAAGCGAACAAAATTCGCATCCAAGCAGAGCAAACAATGGGTCGTGATAGTAACGGCAAGGCACTAGGAAGACTAGAAGGTGAAGGTATTGGCAAGATTGATGAACCGCTTCCCGCACCCGTATTTTCTGGGTAGGTGAAGTAACAAAGGAGTTTTGCATATGTCAGCATTATTGCAACCCTTCGGTTTACGCCCTGCGTTCCATCCATCAGGCTTGGATCGTGCTCAGGCGTTAGCAGGAGGAATCACTTCTGGCTACTCTTCAAACATTTTGAAGGGTCAACCAGTTAAATACTCTGCGTCAGCAGGTGTAATCGTTCCCGTAGCTACCACAGAAGCTTTCTCTGGTGCGTTTGCGGGTGTTGAGTGGACTGACTCTACAGGTCGTCGTCGTGTATCTAACTACTGGCCTGCCAGTACAACTTACATTACTGGATCTTGTATTGCTTATTTCTATAACGACAACAACATCGTTTATGAAATCCAAGCAGACGGTTCAGTCGCTCAAACCGCTATCGGTAATGAGTACAACTTCACCAACATAACTAACGGTTCTACTACTACAGGTCTGTCACAAGCGACACTAGGCGCTTCTACAGCAGTTGGTAATAACACCCAAGGTCAGATGCGTGTTGTTGACCTTTCGCCCGTTCCAGGCAATGCTTGGGGCGATTCATACACTATTGTTCGTGTTGTCGTAGCCGCATCTCAGATGTTTGGTAGCGTAACAGCATTTGCATAAGGAGTAAATTATGGCCGCACCAATGCGAAGTACGGACTTTAGAAGTATTGTCGAACCGATTCTTAACGAATGTTTTGATGGCGTTTACGATCTCCGTGAAGACGAATGGTCACGTGTTTTCCGTGAACAAGAAGGTATTCCACGTAACTACCACGAAGAGCCAGTCCTTTATGGATTTGGCGCCGCTCCCCAACTTCCTGATGGCACTCCAGTGTCTTATCAGCAAGGTGGTGTGCTCTTCCTCCAACGCTATATCTACTCAGTGTATGGGCTTGCCTTTGCATTGACAAAGGTGTTGGTAGAAGACGGCGACCATATCCGTATTGGTCAAGTTTACGCTCGTCACTTAGCTCAGTCTTTGATTGAGACAAAAGAGACTTTAGCGGCAAACGTGCTCAATAACGCTTTCAACTCCAACTATGTTGGTGGCGACGGCGTATCTTTAATCAGCGCATCACACCCAATCGTGAACGGCACTTTCTCTAACCAGTTGTCTACAGCCGCAGTGTTGTCACAGACTTCTTTAGAGCAAATGTTGATTCAGATTCGTAACGCTGTTGACAACAACCAGAAGAAAATTCGTTTGGTACCACGCCAGTTGGTTGTGGCTCCAGGCAATATTTTCCAAGCTGAAGTGTTGCTCAAGTCAGTTTTACGTACTGGTACAGCAAACAACGACATCAACCCCGTTAAGTCTATTGGCTTATTGGATGAGGGTGCCGCTGTTCTGAGCCGTTTGACTTCATCTACCGCATGGTGGGTACAGACAGACGCACCAGAAGGTATGAAGCTGTTGATGCGTAGACGTTTAGAGAAGACTATGGAAGGTGACTTCGAGACTGACTCTATGCGCTATAAAGCAACTGAGCGTTATGCAATAGGATGGACAGATCCTAGAGCGCTCTTCGGTACACCTGGCGTGTAATCCATCTGGGGAGGGAGTCAAATCTCTCCCCTTTTTCAAATTCTTATGAGCTTCATGGCTAAAGGAACAAAAAATGCCTCAATTTTCAGATGACCTATTCTTAGGTAGTGCCCAATCAAATGCGGGTACAAACGTAAACAGCAATTTGGGTGATCCATCACCAATGTCCTTGGGTTTTGGCCCAATGGGTCGTGTTTTTCTTTATGACACAACTGCTTCAGTTGGAACAACTGCGGCTGTTTTAGCGGCTGTTACACCTACTACAGCAACGACTTATAGTGGAACTTCACTTGCGGCGGCATCAGCATCTGCGGGTACAACTCGTGTTGTTCGTGGTGACGGTACGACTGTTGTTCAGTTCGACTATCCAAGAGCAGTAGCAATTACTACTGGTTCTTTTACTGCCGCTACTTTTGTAACGGCTAACATTGCCACTGCCGCATCTGGCGCAGGTGGTACAACTGGTTCTTTCGTTGTTTCAACAACTCCTCTCGTTGGATTGGCAGTTGGTCAAACAGTGACTGTAACTGGAACTAACTCTGGTACTTCTGGACTTGCGGCAGGTACATACCTGATCTCTGCAACGAACGGTACTACAACATTTACACTGACCACAACTACTGGTGGCGTTGTAACTACTACTGCGGCAGGATCAAACACTGGTTTGACTTTCACTAACTCCATTACTGCTGTATCAGCAACTGTGTCTGGATACGATTACTACGGTCAGCCAATGACTGAGATCATCCTAAATAGCACATCATCTGCTACTCAAGTAGTTGGACGTAAAGCCTTCTTCCAGGTTTACTCTGTTACTTTTGGAGCCGCATCTGGTATTGCAATGTCAGCAGACACATCTAATGTGTTAGGCTTACCTGCTCGTATCTCTGATGCGTCATACATCATAAGCAATAGATTCAGTGGTTCATTATCAAATGACTCTGGAACTTTGGCTTTGGGTTACTACTCCAACACAACAACTTATGCTACACAAGCTGTAACTGGTTGGACAATCGCTTCTCCTGGCGTATTAACAGTTGGTTATTCACCTGCAAGCGGATCAATCGTTCAGTTCACAGGTACACCTCCAACTGGCGTTAGCACAGGTACTAACTACTGGTGGACATACGTTTCTGGTACGACTGGTAAGATTTCAACAAGCCAAGCCAACTATTTGGCAGGTGTGTTTGTAAATACTTCTGGTTCATACACAGCAAGCGCTTCCAGTATGGTTCCTCAGTTCACTTCGACTTCTGTAACTCCTGATGTACGTGGTACATATACACCTGGTGGTACATTAAACGGATTGGCAAGACTGGTGCTTACACTCGGTTTGACAGCAATCCAAGTTGGCCCTAATGCTACGGCAACAGGTCTGCTCGGTATCACCCAAGCTTAAGGAGACTAAATTATGGCTAAAGCAACAAAAGGGGCAGGCGGTTTCAGCCAAATGCCAAAGATGATCACCGATGAGCCTTCAGTTATTCTGAAGCTCAAAAAAGGTGGATCTGCTACTCATAAAAAGGGTGGAAAGCACGAAGAGCATGGTCATAAGACTATGCACAAAGCTATGGGCGGAATGATGGACGGTGCAACCACTCTGCCTGCTCGTGGTGGAATGGCTCCTGCTATGGCTCCTAAGATGGGTGCTCTTGCGGCTCGTAGGGCGGCGATGAAGGGTATGCCAACTCCTTTGATGAAGAAGGGCGGAAAAGCTGAAGGCGGTAAAGAGCACAAAGCTGAAATGCATGAGATCAAAAAAGTTGAAAAAGAACTTAAGCATCACGAGCATGAAAAGGCAGGAAAGGCTCATCATGGTCTGAAAAAAGGCGGTCACGCTAAGAAGCATTTTGCTAAAGGTGGCTCAGCAATGGGCAAAGGGATCGACAAGTTTGAGACTAAGACTACTGACGAAAAAGCACCTAAAAAGTTCTTAGAAACCGAAATGCATGACGGTGAGCACCATGATTCAGTGCATGGCACTGGCATGGTTAAGGAAGGAAATGCAGGTGGTTTCAAGCATGGTGGTAAAGTTCATAAGATTTCTGGTCATCCAGAGGGTTCTCATGAGCACCACAAGGCTATGTGCAAAGGCGGTAAGTACGCTATTGGTGGCACTGTTTCCGACAATGTTGCTAAGAAGTTTGAAAACACAATGATGGTTGATGGCGAACACCATGATTCAGTACACGGTACTGGCGAGGTAAAAGAGTCAAACGCAGGTGGATTTAAACACGGCGGAAAAGCTCATCACAAGCATGGTGGCAAACACCACTACGCTAAGGGTGGCAATGTTGCTCCTGACCTTAACCTGAAAGACACTGTTGAAGGTGGTGACTGGGAAAACCGTCCTGCTGACACAACTAAGCCTGGTGTGCGTATGCAGACTACTGGTGCTGTCAAGGAAGGTAATGCAGGTGGCTTTAAGCACGGAGGCAAGGCTTCAAAAAAGCACTTCGCCACGGGGGGCGCTGTTAATAAACAGGGTTCTGCTGTGGCTATGCCTCAAGGTAAAAAGCCTGCATCTCCACCAGTTGCGATAACTCGCTTGTCTGGCACCTTCAAAAAGGGTGGACAAGTAAAGCATCATGCGGATGGGGGAGCTATATCTGATTATGATCGAAGGATGATGGAATTTGCTCCTGGTCAAAATATGAGAGATGTATCTCCACAAGACGTTGCTGATGCTAAGCAAAGGGCTAGAGATTCCGCTTCTTACGCTGAAGCTTCAAGGATTACTCCAAGAAGTGCAGGCGCAGGAAGAGGTTTTGTAAATCCTGAAATGGTTAGAAAGCACGGCGGTAGAGCCAAGAAGTAAAAATCGGTGGGGGCTTCGGCTCCCACCACTCTAATAGGTGAAATATGTCTGAAATCTCAGTCTATACAGGTCCGTCATCCAATTCCGATAATCAATTAAGAATTCAGCAGGCACAGCGTTCTACTGCGTATGATCCAGTAGACAAGATGCGTGTTTCAACACCGCAGTCCTTGATTGATACTGACTTTGAATATGGTCAGCAAGGTACGAAGTGGGAACAAACCTCGATGCAAAACAACCGCGCATCGTTGTATTACTTAGGTAATGCCACATTACCAGTATCAGCTATTGCGGGTAATCAGTCCACAACAAATCAGTTGGTCATAACAATGACCTCCTCAAACGTGCCAAACGGCTCTCCAATCTTCATTGAAGATGCAATTGACCCTAACGCTAATGGTTGGGGTTGGGTGGCTTCTGGAGGCGGTTCTACAGCCACTTCTATTACTGTAAACATGGCTCAGCCAATCACAACAGCTACTTGTTGGTCGGCTACTTCTACTTATGTTTACCTAGGTTATACGTATAGCAACTATGCTTACAACTTAACTGGTACAACAGCATTTACTTTTAGTGGTTCAACAATTAGTTGTACAACTACTTATCCACATGGTTTATCAGCAGGTTCTTTGATTTATATCACTGGAACGACTGGACCAAGCACAGCGACAACGATAAATGGCCCTCAGATTGTGGCTACAACGCCCACAGCAACGACATTTACGTTCACCAATATCAACGGTACACCTTCGACCACAATCGCTAATACAGCGGGTCAGAGCAATTTGTACGCTCGTCCTGCGGGATATGTTGATACACACGCTTATGATGGATCTGTAAACTTTACGGTTGGCGCTTCAATACCAAATCAATTGTTGCAACGTCAAACTCGTAGATATTTCCGTTACCAATCAGGTAAAGGTATTCAATTCTCTACTGGAACAATTCTTAAGCCACAGCTTCAGCAACCAGTACTGACATCTTCTAGTGCAACAGTTACTGTTACAACCAAGTTCCCGCACAATTTGACTGTTAACACGGTTATTGTTGTCACTGGCGCTGATCAAAGTGCTTATAACGGTACTTTTGTTGTCAAAACAGTACCTACTGCATTAACTTTTACTTATACAACGCTGAATAACATTGTTCCCTCAGCAACGCCTGCAACTTCCACGGGTGGATTTATTCACGTAAGTCCATATTCTTGGTACGGCGCAAGCAATAAGATTGGATTTTTTGATCAACAAAACGGTCTTTTCTTCCAATATGATGGGCAAACACTGTATGCGGTTTATCGCAACTCAATCAATCAAATAGTTGGAACAGTTTCTGTTACCAATGGAAGTGGTGCAGTTACTGGTTCAAGCACTCAATTTACTACACAATTGGTTGTGGGTGACTATATTGTTATTCGTGGTCAATCTTATCGTGTTTTAAGTATTGCAAGTGATACAAGTATGTACATTAGTCCTGAGTATCGTGGAACTACGATTGCAAATGCAATTGTGTCCCGTACTATTGACCAAAAAGTACCTCAATCATCTTGGTATGACGTATTAGATGGATCTTCATCAGCATCTAACCCATCTGGATACAACCTTGACCTCACCAAAGTACAAATGTTCTACATTGACTACTCTTGGTATGGTGCAGGTGTAGCTAGATTTGGCATTAGAACCACTGGTGGCTCGATTACTTACATCTACAACTTCCAAAACAATAACGTAAACTACACTGCTTACATGAGATCTGGTAATTTACCATCTCATTATGAGCAAAATGGTGTATTACCAATTACATCAATTACATCTAGTGTTGCATCTACAGATACAACAATCAATGTATTGAGTACAGCAGGATTTAACCCCGCAGGTGGTACTGCTAGATTTATTGGTAGCGGTACATCTGGTGTTATTGAGTATTTCACATACACTGGAATAACAAGTGCGGCTAATTCATCAACAGGTTATCCACAGTTGACTGGTTTGACTCGTGGTACAACTGGTGGATCTGCGGCTACGGCATTCACATATTCTGCAACTGCTCCTGTGGCTGTTGAATATGCGACTCCTGATTCTGCGGCGATGTTGTCTCACTGGGGTTCTTCAGTGGTGATGGATGGTGGATTTAATCAAGACGTATCTGCTATTTACAACTACGGTATGTTGACCGCTTTGACTAGCCCTAACAGCACAGCTAACGTGCCAATTATGGCTATTCGTTTGGCTCCATCTGTTGATAATGGTACTGTTGGATTGCTTGGTATTAAAGAAGTTATTAATCGTTTACAGTTACAACTGAACGAGATTGCTGTTGTTACCAATACAACATATCTTATTCAATTGGTTCTTAACGGTATACCTTCTGGAGCATTCTCTGGTTCTTTTGTATCTCCTGTTCAGGGCGGTACCAATACCAGTTCTTTGGTTCAGATTGCGGTTAATACAACCAACACATTGACTATTTCAGGTGGTGAGTCAATTGCGGCTTTCTATACAAATAGTTCTGGTCAAACCAGTTATCCTTTAGCATCTATCTCTGCGATTGGTAATTCTGCCAACGGTGGTGGCACATCTAACAGTGTTCCAACATCTCAATCAGGTCAATATCCAGATGGACCAGACATTCTGTACATTGTTGCCACTACGCTATCAGCAGGTGCTTCAAACACTGTTGTGGCTCGTCTCAACTGGCAAGAGTCACAAGCATAATGCCTAGCAAGTCTAAAGCTCAACACAACTTGATGGAGGCGGTGGCTCACAGCCCCGCTTTCGCCAAGAAGGTTGGAATTTCCCAAAAGGTCGGCAAAGATTTTGCCAGTGCTGATAAAGGTAAAAAATTCAAAGAAGGTGGACTATATGCCAATATTCACGCTAAACAAGAGCGTATTGCTCACGGCTCTAAAGAACATATGCGTAAGCCTGGTAGCAAAGGTGCGCCAACTGCTGAAGCGTTCAGAGAGTCAGCCAAAACAGTAAAGAAAAAGGAAGGCGGTCCAAGTCTTGCGGTAGGTAGGGGCGAGAAGTTGCCAGTATCTAAGGGCGCAGGATTAACCGCCAAAGGTAGGGAAAAGTACAACAGAGAGACGGGTTCCCATCTAAAGGCTCCACAGCCCCAAGGTGGAAGCAGAAAAGATTCATTCTGTGCCCGTATGTCTGGTGTAGTAAGTCATTCAAAAGGTGATGCAGAACGGGCAAAAGCATCTCTTAAGCGTTGGAAATGCCCAGGGTGGTAATCAATGTCATATTCAGGAACCGTTGGCAATACAGTCATCAATGTCCAAACATTGATAGATCACGGTGCTCGGCGTGCGGGTAAGCTTGCTGAAGAGTTAACGGATGAGCAGGTACAGTCTGCTAAAGAGTCCCTGTTTTACATTCTGTCTAACCTAATCAACCAAGGTATTCAGTACTGGGCGGTAGATAAGCTAGTTTTAGGGCTTAACGCTGATCAATACATTTATTCCCTGCCCAATGGTGCCAATGACATCTTAAATGCGCTGTATCGCACCATGAATCAGCCTTCTGGTAGCTATACAACAAGCGCAGGGGGAATGGTTGCTAATGTTTACGACAATAATATCAACACTTATTGCCAACAGACCTCAGCAAACGGCAATATTTCAGTGTTTTACGGCACTGGCAACCCAAATTACATTGGTTCTATAGGCTTTATGCCCTATATCTCTGGTGGAGGTAGCCAATCTTGGAATTACACCTTCCAAGGCTCTGCTGATGGCACTAATTGGACTACTCTTTACACTGGCACAAGCGTTGCAGTGACAGATTCTCAGTGGGTTTGGCAAGATATTGACCCAGGACTTAATGTTCCGTACTACAGAATGGTTGCCACTGGTGGCACAACCCTATCTTTACGTGAACTTTACTTTGGTAACAATGCCAGACTGCTTCAAATGTCACGTTTGAACAGAGATGACTACACAAACCTACCTAATCAGAACTTTACAGCCAATCAGCCTTATCAGTACTGGTTTGATCGAACAATTCCACAGCCTACATTTTATTTGTGGCCTGTGCCAAGCACATATTTTGTTCAAGCAACTGTGTGGTATTCACGCCAAGTGATGGATGTTGGGGCTTTAACAAGCCAATTGGAAATACCAGATCGGTGGATGTTGGCTATTCAGTCTATGTTGGCTCACCAAATGAGTATTGAGTTACCTGGAGTTGAGATTCCTAGGATTCAGTATCTTGAAGGACAGGCTGAGAAGTACTTCCAAATGGCTGAGCTTGAGGAAAGAGACAAATCGCCAATCTATTTGGCTCCTAATATCAGCGTCTATACGAGGTAACTATGCCAATGTTCCTTGATACTGAGGGGTATGCAAGTATAGCGATTGCGGTATGTGATCGCTGTAAGATGAAGCGTGTCTTCTCTACTTTGCACGCAGACGTTAACTTTCCAGGTCTTAGGGTTTGTGAAGAGGGTTGTATGGACGAGAAAGATCCATACAGATTGCCTGCAAGGAAGACTGAGCGTATTAATTTAAGGTTCCCAAGACCTGATTTGGCGCTCAATGTACCGAACAATCAGTTGATCACTGGACAGTACAGCAACTCTATACTATCAACTGGTACGAATACATCTTCCCCAGGACTGGTCAATGGTGATGAAGACGAAATTGTTATAGGCTCATAATGGCACAAGTACAAATATCACAACTACCTACCGCATCAACTCTGACTGGCTCAGAGATTGTGCCCATCGTACAAAACGGCGTAACCTCACAAACGACTGTGGGGCAGATTGCCAGTTCCCCTACTTTGACACAGACTTTCCTGACGATTACCAATCAGACATCAACCCTAGCTAATTCACGTTATATAGGGGCAGGAAGCGGTTTAATTGGCACTGACAATGGAGCGGGTTCAAATTATGTTCTATCGCTTACAGGCGCTCCTTTAGCCCTTACTGGTACGAGTAATGGTATACAAGTAAAGACTGGCACAAATACCATGACTGCTGTCTCATTGACGGCGGGGTCTGGGATAACAATTACAAATCCAGATGGAACTTCGGGAAATCCAACGATTTCTCTTAACAGTTTCATGTCCAATATTGCGTCAAGTTCTGGCACTGGTTTACTTGCAATTGCAGGAGGATCTACAGCCACTCCAGTGACCTTGACAGCAGGTACTGGTATTTCCATATCTAATGGCAGTGGATCTGGCGGTAACCCAACAATTGGGTTGTCCTCTACCACTGGTAGCGGAGCGGTTGTTCTGGCTTCTGGAGCAACACTTACAAGCCCTACCTTTGTTACTCCTGCACTCGGTACGCCTACATCTGGTGTACTTACCAATGCAACTGGATTGCCTCTTACTTCTGGAGTCACTGGAATTTTGCCAGTTGCCAATGGAGGAACAGCTACAACAACATCTACTGGAACTGGCAGTGTTGTTTTAAGTGCAAGTCCTACTTTTACAGGAGTTCCTCTTGCTCCTACCGCCGCATTAAATACAAATACTACTCAGCTTGCAACAACAGCTTTTGTGCTTCAGCAAGTTAGCGCTTCTGGTGGCGGTACGGTTACATCAATTACAGCGGGAACTGGTCTTAGTGGAGGCACTATCACCTCTTCTGGAACTATTGCTCTTTCAAATACTGCGGTAACTGCGGGTAGCTATACAAATGCAAATTTGACAGTTAATGCTCAAGGTCAAATTACTTCTGCATCTAATGGAACATCTGGAACAGTAACTTCTGTCGGCATGACGGTTCCTTCATTCTTATCGGTTACGCCATCAACAATTACTTCTAGCGGTACTTTTGCAATTACCTTATCTGGTACTGCCTTACCTATAGCAAATGGTGGTACAGGATTATCTTCTTATACAGCGGGTGATATAACATACTACGCAAGTGGTACATCTTTATCTAAGCTTGGTATTGGCACATCTGGATATTTTTTAAGTTCATCTGGATCTGCTCCTCAGTGGACTCAAACTCTAGGTATTGCAAACGGTGGAACTGGACAAACGACAGCCAACGCCGCATTCAACGCTCTTGCACCAAGTCAGACAAGCAATTCAGGTAAATACCTGACTACAGATGGAACAAATACCTCTTGGGCAACAGTTTCTGGTGGTGTTACAAATATCTCTTTTGGAACTACTGGCCTTACCCCATCAACAGCAACTTCTGGTTCTGTAACTGTTGCAGGCACATTAGCAGTTTCAAACGGGGGTACTGGTCTTACTACATTAACAGCAGGCTATATTCCTTACGGAAATGGAACTGGAGCGTTGTCCTCTTATTCTGGATTTACGTTTAGTGGAACAGTTTTAACAGTACCCGTACTAATTGTTAACTCTACTACAAGCACAACGCCAAATTTGACGTTTAATGCGAGTAATTCAGGATTTACCTCTGGTGCTACGATTGCAAATAACTATCTACAGACAGTTATTCAAAACAAATCAAATACTTCTGGTGCATCCACAAACTATGTTTTAAGTAATGATTTAGGAACAGATTCATCTTATTATGGTGAGTTTGGAATGAATTCATCTGGATTTACTGCAAGCGGTACTTTTGCTGATTTTTACAGTATTAACAATGGAATTTATTTTTCTGGTCATGATGGAGATATAAGTGTTGGCTCTGGAAATGGTTATAAATTATATTTTCCTTGGGGAGCAACACCTAATAATGCTCACGTCATTAATGCAAGTGGAGCAATTGGATTATCTACTAATTTAGGTACATCCTCAGCAACTACTGGAACAACTGGATACGGTACAGCAGGTCAGGTAATGATTAGTCAAGGATCTAGTGCGTCTCCTACATGGGGTGCTGTTGCAGGCGGTGGGTTCTAAGATAAAATTGAGAAAAGGAATTTAACATGGCACAAAGTGGATATACCCCAATACTAATTTACGCTAGTGGAACGACCACTAACGTACCATCAGCATCCAATTTAACAAGCGGATCTACTGGTGCTGAGTTGGCGCTGAACTATACGGATGGTAAGTTGTTCTATAAGGATAATGGCGGTACTGTTCAGGTATTGGCTACTAAAGCGGCGACAAGCGGATCTTTTTCTACACTTACTGCTTCTACATCAATTACCAATTCAGCCTTCAATACAGCAGGCGTTGTAACTAATAACTCATCTGGATTATTTGCTTCAAGTGCTACATTGTCTGGTACTTATGGTGGTACTGGTGTTAATAACGGATCTAGTACCGTAACTATTGGCGGAAACGTCACATTCTCAGGCGCATATACATTTACAGGAACTTTAACAGCCAATACATCTGTTACGTTCCCAACTTCTGGTACTTTATCCACAGTTTCATTGAGTACTGCTAATTCATGGACAGCTACTCAAACTTTCAGTGGATCAACATCTACTTTTGCTTCTGTTTTAGCCAACGCCGCTGAGACTGTAAATACAACTGCGGGTGCTATTAACTCTACGCCTACAGCCTATTACAACACTGGCGCTGTACAGTACTATTCATCCAACGCAAGTGCCAACTGGACTCAAAACTTGGCATTTAGCTCTGGTACAACCATGAATACGGCTTTGGCTACTGGGCAGTCTGCAACTATTGCTATACTAGCGACCCAAGGATCTACGGCTTACTACATGAACGGTACGCTCACAATTGATGGATCTTCATCTGGAGTAACGACTAAGTGGCAGGGAGGATCTGCACCAACCTCTGGTAATGCGTCAGGTATTGATGTCTATACGTACACGATTATCAAGACAGCAAGTGCAACCTATACTGTATTGGCATCGGTAACACAATTCAAATAACATATGAAAAATAACATAGATTACATCTACGAATATTCAGATCTGAATTTATTTCAAAATAGAGCACAGATACTTACTGGAAAATACAAAGATGTAATCTTGGAATTTGGTGCATCTGGCATCATGAAATATGTTGAAGACGGATATATTATGAGCCGTTTTGACTTTGATTATGATGTTTATGAGAATCCACATAATTTAGATTTGAATAATCGTGAATTTGAATTATTTTGCGGTGAACTGCTCACAAATATTATCAAAGATAGAGAAGATGATCCAGATAATTATGGCAAGTTAATGCAAGCCGCAAGTGAACAAGGCGTTCAAGATTCAAAGATAAGAATATCTGATAAATGGTATCCAAACGGAAGACCAATAGTTATGAAACAACCAATAGTTATTGGTGCTCAGGAGATTTAAATGCCAACAATTATTACAAGAGGCGGAATGTCTGGAAAAGGGTTTGGTCTTACTGCGGGTGGACCTGCTCTTGCCTCATACACATTCACTACATCCACATCCAATGCTTCTTTAAATATATCCACTATTACTGGATATGTAGCAGGTAAAACTATAGTTACTGTAACTGTCAACAGTGGCGTTTATTTATGGGCATCTAGTACAGGTAATTATGGACTAACACTCACTGGTGGAACAACTGGAGATACGTTAACTCTTGTTAATAACGGATATATTATTGGTTGTGGTGGTATTGGTTCTATCGGTGTTAATGGCGGTACGTCAATAAATGCCACCGCAGGAGGGCCTGCATTATCATTAGGGTTTGATACTTCTATAACCAACAATAGTTATATTGCGGGAGGCGGTGGAGGTGCAGGCGGTCAAGGTTCGGGAGGTGGTGGTGGCGCAGGTGGTGGTAGTGGCGGCGCTGGTCTTAATTGTTCTAGTCCAGGGGGTGGTGGAAGCATTGGTTCAGCGGGTGGTAATGGAAGCTATTATAAGTATTTTTGTTGTGGGAGTTGTACTTGTGTTTATTACGGGGCTGGAGGTGGAGGTGGTAGACAATTACCTGGTTCTGGGGGTTCTGGAGGTTCTGGCACTTCCGCAGGTGGCTTTGGTGGTGGCGCAGGTGGTGGTGGCGGTGCTCTTTATCATGTTACCTTTTATAACTACACTGGAGGAAATGGTGGATCTTCAAATGGAGGGGGCAATAATGGAGGCGGTACGGATGGTAGTGGAGGTGGTGGAGGATGGGGCGCATCAGGAGGAAGAGCACCTAATGGAGGTTCGACTATAGGAGCTTCAGGTGGAGCCGCAATTAGTAAGAACGGACATACACTCACTTATATAACAACAGGAAATGTTTGGGGAAGCGTATCATGACAACCATTTATGTAGTAAATGATTTAGTAAATCAGACTGTTGATTATGTTTGTGATAGCCAAGCAACTATTGATGCAGGTCAAGCCGCAGGATATACCGGCGTATTTAGTATTGGTACATCTGATAATGCACAAACATTATTAACAACAAATGCTAATGCTTGGCTTACACAGCAAATGAACTCTGGATATTTTTGTGTTCAAAAAGAATTAGTTGTCGAAGGTGGTATTCAGTGGCATAACTGCACACTTCAAACTGAACAGCCCAATACAGATATTGTTTATCAAGAATTGAACGTACCTAACGGTGACTGGTTGTCAGCAACTGGACTTACTTCTGCGTTGAGTCTGCAAAATACTATTCAGCAACAATATCTTACTTGGTGCGGATTAACTTCATATTTAACTTGGGATGCTTGGCCTAAGCTACCTAAGACAAAAACAACAACAACTGGGACACAAACTATATGAGTGAAACCATAAGAATAGCTCCTTATCATTCATTAACTTATGATGGTGCGACACTTAATATATTTCATGCTAATAAAGGCGAAGGATTGCCAAAGCATGAACATAGGTTTGCTCATGCAACAATGTGTCACGCAGGATCTTGCATTGTTCGTAAAGAAAATAGATCTTTGGTCATGAATAAAGATACTCAGCCTATTAATTTAGTAGCCAATGAATGGCACGAGATTGAGGCACTGGAAGACAATACTGTATTCGTAAATGTCTTTGCTGAAGGCAAGTACTAACTGAAAGTTAAAGTATACTTATCCGTACAATAAATAGGAGAACGGTATGGATAATTTAGATACAGCCATATATTTCGCTACTGCGGTATATAGTATTTCAAAGCCTGAGTTTGTTGATGGCGCTTTATTGGCGTTTGATGAGGCAATAGCAAGGAATACAGAACCCGTTAATGAGTTGTACCCAGTCAAGATGACTGACAACTTATATCTAGATCCAAGGGTTAAAGATTTAGCGGGATACATTGCCACCACAGCTTGGAATATTCTTAATTCCCAAGGCTATAAGATGGATGACAAGATCACTTATTTCCAATCTATGTGGGGACAACAGCACTACAAGTTCTCAGGGATGGAAGATCACGCCCACGGAGAAGGAAATCAAATTGTTGGTTTTTACTTTCTGAATGAGCCAGAGAAGGCTTCCAGTATTGTTATCACTGATTCTAGGGAGGTTAAGCACCTAACCCAACTGCCAGAAGCTGACGTAAACAAAGTCACTTACGCATCTAATAAACTACTCTTTCCAGTAAGGAAGGGGACACTGTTTTTCACCAATGCTTGGGTACCTCACAGCTTTACCAGACACGGCGGTGATGAACCACTGAAATTCATCCATTTTAATGTTGGCGTACAACAACAACCAGTGGTGGTGGTATGAAGTACTCCATCAGGTTTAACAAGTCCAGAGGAATGCCTGGAAGGGGTACTGTAGAGCACGTTTGGAGGGTGTTTGATGCTACTCAAGAGTATCTTTGCAAGCACGTCAAAATCAACGTCCCATCCTACTCAGAAAGGGCGGGGGAGGACTGGAATATTGCCTGCGAAGGAGAGATGACAATTGACCGAAGCACATCTACAATTACGATTGGGGAAGCCGTTGCCCCGAACCCAACGGAATAAAAAATAGGATGACTATGAACGCAATTAATCTTGAACTATTTGACGCTGAAATTAAAGACATCATGAATGTTTTAGGTCAATTACCAACTCAATCAAATGCTTGGCCTTTGATGAAAAAGATCGAAGCTCAACTCAATGCTCAGTTGCCTGTTGTACAAGAGGCATCTGTTGTAGAAACCGTAGCAACACCAACCGTTTAAGAGGGCTATATGCAATTTCTCAAGGATATTCGTGAACATCACCTGAAAGACTTTGATACTGAAGTTATGGATGAAATCCTAAAGTTTATGGATTTCCTTGAGAAGCGTTATGCTCCTCCAACAGATGCGGTACCAGGTCCAAAGCCAGAACCAATTGGTGAGCCTACAACTTTCGCTCCTATTGTTCCTGATTCAGAGCCTACAAATGAAACACCTGATATCGTCACTGATACTGTTGATAGTGATCCTGTACCCGATTTGGCTACCTCCCCTATTGCAGATGCTGAATCTACCCCCGTTGTAGAGACTGTAACGACCACGGAATCATCTGTCATAGCTACAGTAGCTCCAGAGGCGTTTACTTGCCAACCTGCGAGTAAGTGATGGATGCCGATATTGACAAAAGGTTAGCGGTTCATGAGGCTATTTGTGCCGAGAGGTATCAAAATATCCATCAATCGCTATCCACTGGTGAAAAGCGCATGACCAAGATAGAGTATTTGCTCTACGGTGTCATGCTCTGTATCCTTCTCGGGCCAGGGGTTGCGGCTGAATTTATAAAGAAGATATTCGGAGTTTGAGATTGACCCTTTCACCCTCATCGCCGCCGCAAATGTCGCCTTCAAAGCCATTAAGCAGGGATGTGAAATGTTCAGAGAAGGACAAGCCCTGGTTAAAGATGTTGTCAAGACAGCTAACGAGGTCAAGGCGATTGGCAAAGAAGTCACAGGCATACTTGGTTTTCTCAAGAATTTGTTTGCTCCTGCAAAGCCCAAAACCTTAGCCGATATTCATCCAAACAGTGAATTTAATGAGGAAAAACGCAGAAAAACTGCAAAAAAGGCCGAGGAATTTGATCCAACAGCAATTTACTCTGAGATTGGTAAGAATTTGACAGCGTTCTTTAAAGCGTACAACGCACTAAAGAATCACATTGAAGAAGAAGAGATGTTGTCCAAGACTGTCTACGATCCAACGGGTGACCAGGCAGAAAAAGCGATTAACCGAGTTCTGGCAATGACCAGAATGGAGGAGATGAGTGTAGAACTAAGGGAGTATATGGTATACCAAGTGCCCCCAGAATTAAAAGATTTGTATACACGAGTTAACAAGATGCTAGGCACAATAGCGAATGAGCAGGCTATTGCTAGGCAGGCGCAGTTTAAGAAAAGAAGGCAGATTGAAGCTGAGCAACGAGAGATAGCTGAGAGGATCTGGTTCAAAACAGCATCTACGATAGCAGTAATATTCGTGGCAATATACTTCATGGGTTTAATGTGGGCAATAAATCGAGTGAGTCATGGGGGTATGTAATCACCATCATTATCTTAGCGCTGTTATTCGTTCTGGTATTGCCTGTGATTGGGTTTATCTACATGGACATCCATCAGGAGCGGATATTAATTGCCAATGATCTCAAGAGGATTGAAAAGCTTAAAAAAGAACTTGAGCGTGAAAAGGAAAAGAGGGAAGAATGAGAATATGCGCTGTATTGATTTTATTGTTGGCAGGATGCGGTGACTCTTATCGTTATTTTTGCCAAAACCCTGATAACTTTGGTGCCTCCCAATGCCAAAAGCCTCGCTGTGAGTTTGATCAAACTTGCCCAGAATATCTAATTGCCCCTTTACTGGAGAAGAAAATTGAAGGAAATACTGCTCAAGTGGTTGTCCAACAGCAACAAACAACCCAGGCTCAGTGCCGATGAAATAGATGTCCGTGTACGGGCATTTGTTGTTATTGTGGTAACGCTGATATTTGCGTTCATCACCTTTGCTTTGCTGTATTCGGTGACCTTTGTCACTCAGCCTATCAAACAAATGGCTCCTATTGACCAAGCCTACACCAAGATGCTCAACGACATCGTCCTACTCATTGTGGGCGGTATTGGAGGCATTTTGACCAAGGGATTAACCAACGAGGCTACAGCTATGATGAACAACGTCAAGGCAGGTAAAGATGCTTATGTAGCGCCTCCACCTCCCCCACCTGCTCCAATAGTTATGATGTCAGGCGGTGGATCTAGCCCAAATTGGACTCCTCCTCCCCCACCCGCAGGACCACCCGTCTTAGAAGGTGATGAAGAACGCATGAGAACGGCTCAGGCAAGGGAGAGCACTCGTGTTTAACATCTATGTATGGATAGGGGTTGCTTTGGCTGTAATCGGGTTTGGTGGCTATGAGCACCATGCAGGCTATCAACAACGAGTAGACGAAGATCAAGCTGAAATTACCCGTTTAAACACTGAAGCTCGTGCAAAAGAAGCTGAGTATGCTAAAAAGTTAGTAGTTGCTAACAATGCTTTAAAGAAGGCCAAAGATGATGTTCAATCCAAAAAATTTAGTCTTAATGCTGACGCTGACTCTGGCAAGTTGCGGTTACCTCAGACTTCCTGTGGTGTATCAGCCAGTTCAGGTTCCACCACTCAATCAGCAAATACAGCCAATGAGTCCGAATCTGAGCGACAGACTGTCAAAGAGCTTATCGGCATCGCCTCAGACGGTGACACAGCCATCCTCTCCCTCAACGCCTGTATCAAGCAATACAACGAAGTAAGAGAATTGGTTAACAAGGGGGTCAAATGATTACCGCTGATCAACTTCATAAATTGGGTATTAATGCTGAGTGGGTAGATCCGCTGAACATGACGTTCAAAAACTTCAATATTGACACAACTGAGGAGCAAGCCTGCTTCATTGGGCAGTTCAGCTACGAATCCAACCACTTCAGAAGCTTAGAAGAGAACCTGAACTACCGTCCTGAGACTCTCATGCAACTGTGGCCTAAGCGATTCCCAACGATGGACGAGGCTATGAAGTACGCCCACAAGCCTGAAAAAATAGCAAACCACATTTACCAACTTCGTATGGGAAATCGGGATGAAGCTTCTGGTGACGGGTGGAGGTTCAGAGGCTCAGCGATCTGCCAATTGACTGGGCATGACAACTTTTATCATGCGGGTAAGGCTTTGGGGATTGATTTGGTGGCAAATCCAGATTGGGCTAGAACACCTAAGTGGGCGGCTCCGATTGGGGGATGGTTCTGGTCAACTCACGGGTGTAACAGACTGGCGCAGGCCAAGGACTACAACGGTCTGACCAAAGTAATTAATGGTGGTTTGTTTGGTGCTGAGCAAAGAATTGTTGTCATGCACCAGACAGAACAAGTACTGGGGTGACATTTCCCCCGATACTATCTAAAATAGGCGTATATTAGGGGGCGCAATGACAATCTCATCCATAAGCTCAACTCCAAGTTGGGTGATGACTTATGACAGCCTTGTAAGTACCATTTATGAGTACTTAGAGAGGAATGATCAAGCAGTTGTTAATCAAGTGCCTGTTGCTATTTCCCTTTGCGAATTTGAAATTGCTCAGGAAATCAAGACATTAGGCCAGTTAAATGTTGCACAAAGCACAATGGTTTCAGGAAACCCCGTTATTCCTAAGCCTGCACGGTGGCGCAAAACAGTATCACTTAAATACATTGATGCATCTGGCGCAAAACAACCGATCTACTTAAGAAAATACGAGTATTTGACCAGTTATTGGCCTAACAATACAGAGACAAGCCCCCCTGTTTATTACGCTGATTATGATTATGAGCATTGGTATATAGCTCCTACGCCTGATCAATCCTATCAGTTCGAGGTATTGTTTTATGAGCGTATTCAGCCTTTATCAAGCACTAATCAGACTAACTGGTTAACTCAAAACGCTCCAAATGCCATGCTTTTTGGTACTTTACTACAGATGACCCCATTCTTAAAGAATGATGCAAGGATACCCACTTGGCAGGCTATGTTTGATAAATCACTTTCTACACTTAAAACTGAAGATGATCTGCGTATGGGTGATCGTCAGACTATCGCTAAGGATTCTTAATGACTACATATGTAAATCCATTTACTGGACAGACTATATCTCCTTCTCAGGTTGCATATGAGTCTTTAACTATTAGCCAAAGCGTTGCTTTAGAGTGGCCTATTAACGGTACAGAGACAAGCAATATAGCGGCAAATATTACCGAAATTACAGCCACGGCTTCAGGTCTGACAGTTGCAATGCCCCCTGCAACTCAAGTATCTGTAGGCCAGGCTATTATTGTTCGTAACGTAGGAACCTCTGGTCAGTATGCTTTTACAGTTACTGATAGCCAAGGCGGTACGATCATTAACATACCTGTTGCACCAACGACAGCGACAGTTAATACCTATTACATTTATGTAACTGATAACACGACTGTGGCAGGTACTTGGGCTAATATCGCAATGGGTGTGGGTACATCCTCAGCCAGTGCCTCAACCCTAGCAGGATACGGTTTAACGGCTATTGGGCCAACTCTAAACAGCGCCTACCCCGTTACCCTTCAGTATTCCAATCTAACGCTTGCACCTCAAAATAGAGCTTCCTTTTATGTGTGGAGTTCTGGTGCAGGAACGATTACCCTGCCAACCGCATCTAGCGTAGGAAACAATTGGTTTGTTATTGTTAAAAATAACGGATCTGGAATTGTTACTCTATCGCCAAGTGGTTCAGATACGATAGACGGCAACCCCAACCAACAGCTTCAATTGGCTGAGTCTATTGTTATTGTTTCTAACGGATCTAGTGGCTACGATACATTCGGATACGGAAGATCTAACAGCTTTGCCTATACCCAGTTTGCTGTTTCATTAACTGGACTATCAAGCCCATACACCTATACATTAACTTCGTCTCAAGCATCTAATACGATCCAAGAGTACTCTGGTGTATTGACTGCTAACACGACTGTGATTGTGCCTTCTACGGTTCAGCTTTATTCAATTACCAATAACACGACTGGATCTTATACATTAACTGTTAAGACTTCTGCCTCTGGTGGGGCTACGATTACGGTAGGTCAAGGTAATACAGTTATGGCTGTTTGTGACGGTACGAACGTCTATAACGCCAACAGCGTGACCAGTGGAACTGTAACGATTACAGCCTTCCCAGTTGGTTCCGCAGGTACACCATCTATTACATTCTCTGGCAATACAAATACGGGTATTTATTTACCTGGTACTGGTCAAGTCGCAATTACTTTGGCAGGTACTGAATCTGTCTTATTTGCCTCAACTGGCATCCAAGCGCCTATCGGTATTGTTGGAGGTGCATTTTGACCTTAAAGGTTGCACTCCTAGCCATCAATCCTGGTATTCAGCGGGACGGGACTCAGTTCGCCGCTCCCTCGTTTGTGGACGGTCAATGGGTTCGTTTTCAGCGTAAATTACCTAGGAAAATGGGTGGTTATAAGGCAATATTCCTTAACGCTCCTGAGATTAGCCGTGGGATGGTTATGCAGTCCCAAAACGGCATCAACTATGTTTACTCTGGTAGCCAAAGCTTTTTAGAGGGTTGGCAGACAGATAATGATGATGGTGTTGGGTATGGTCCAACCTCCATCACGCTAAATAACTTTACTGCCAGTGCCAACAATTTATGGCAGTTTGATATTGGTTATGACCCCAACGGTACGGGTAATCTGAACCTGATTGCTCACCCAGGTCAAAACTTGGCTGACATTGACAATACAGTTAATACACCTGTTTTACTAGGTACTTTCCCTTACGGTGCAATGAGTCAAGTTGGCGTGTTTACAGCTACTGGAACGCCTGGTACGCCTAATGCCGAAACGATTGTTATCACTGGTTCTAACTATCTGATTGGCGTTAATCAAACGGTGACTGGAACTGGAGTATCTGCGAATACTGTGGTGACTGCTGTAGTGGTTTCTGGTGGAAATACCACTGTAACTGTTAACAATGCCATTACTGGATCATCATCCACCACTTTTACCTTTAACAACAACATATCTGTGAGCGGTGGGGCGTGTATGCTCTATCCCTACCTATTTGTTTACGGTAACAATGGTCTTATCCAGAACTGTTCAGCAGGCAACTTTAATAACTGGGTTGGATCTGATGCCAACGCCAATAACGTATCTGGAACTAAAGTTGTCAAGGGAATGCCACTTAGAGGCGGTACAACGTCTCCTGCGGGGCTTTTCTGGTCTTTGGATCAGTTGACCAGGGTAACTTATTCTCCGCAGACTGTAGGCACTTCTACGCTGTACTGGAGATATGACATTATCTCTACAGCCACCACAATCATGTCATCTAACTCCGTGGTTGAGTACGATGGCATTTATTACTGGGTTGGTGTGGATAGGTTCTTATCTTACAACGGTGTGGTTCAGGAGATACCCAACAATGTCAACATCAACTACTTCTTTGACAACATTAATACAGATCAGAGGCAAAAGGTTTGGGCAACTAAGATTACTCGTTGGGGAGAGATTTGGTGGTTCTATCCAAAGGGTTCCGCAACTGAGTGCACGGATGCGATCATCTATAACGTCCGTGAACAAACCTGGTATGACGCAGGTCAAGCACTAGGCGCACAAAGATCAGCAGGAGTGTTCTCAGAGGTATTTAGATACCCTATTTGGGCACAAAACACCCCTACAGCCTACCAAGTAACCGCAGAAAGTATTGTCAGTGGTGGTACAACTTACGCTGTTGGTGACGTAGTTACTTTAAAAGGTGGAGCGGGTAGCCCTGCTGTATTTACGGTATCAAGTATCTCTGGTGGAGGGGGCACAGGGCCAGTCACTGGACTCACTATTGCAAATGGTGGCTCATATCAAAACGCTTTATCTGGAACACTAAGTACTGTTGCCAGATCTCCTTCTAGCGGTACTGGTCTGACAATTACGGTCACTATGAACCAGTTTTACACCCTTTGGCAACACGAAACTGGGACGGATCAGGTTTATTTGACCAACGTAGATGCTATCAACTCATACTTTGAGACAAACTCCCTCGGATGGGTTGGTGGTGGACTGGGTCAACAACAACTGATTAACGATAATAAGTGGATCAGATTAGAGAGATTTGAGCCTGACTTTGTACAATCGGGAACAATGTCTTTGATTGTGACGGGTAAAGGCTATGCTGATGGAACGGACGTAGATTCTGTTCCCTATACGTTTACCTCGTCTACACTCAAGATTGACATGAAAGAACAAAGACGAGAAATGAGACTTCGCATCATCAGTAATGACTTTAACGGCAATTATCAGTTGGGTAATTGCGTTATGAGCGTGGATATGGGTGATGAGCGTTCAACGGGTAATCCATAATGACGACCACATACGACCCCCGTGGTATGACTTGGGATTACTGGTGTGCTTCGATGGCTCAACAATTTGCGTCTAATCAACTGGGTACTGTACCAGAGGAGAAGTGGAGAGATTGGGCTTCTGGGATGCAGGGTATTGGGTATTTTGTTCAAAGTGCAATACCTGATCCAAGAGGATTTGAAACTTGGCAAGACTGGGCGCAACAATTGGTAGGGATAATGTCCATATCGCAAAATCAACAGAGTGTTTATTAATATGAAAGCATCCGAAATTATTGCGTCATCAGCCCAAAAGCATGGGATTAATCCAAATATTGCCATTAAGTTAATGCATAAAGCTATTATGTTGCCTGGTACAAAGATCATGCAACACACAAATACGCTGATGTATATACAAATGCTTAACAGAGATGTTGCTAAGGTGTTTTTCGTGAGCGCTGATGCTCCACTTGCTTTGATGGAGGCAATTCACTATTTTGTGACAATGCTTAAGACAAATAAGATTGATCTAATTTACATGAATCTGGGGCCACAACACGACATAATGACAGCCCTTCATGCAAACGGTGTGGATATGAAAAAATCAACAAATCCACAATATCAGTTGGAGGCTAGGGTATAGGAGACACAATGATTGAGTTTAAAAAAGAGGAGGGACGTTCTTTTTTTTATGAGGCGCAGGATTTATTCAAATTACATTACAAAGAAATCGCAGAACGACAAGATGTAATTAAATTTAATCCGAACACTGAAAAGTACGCAAGTATGCACGAGCAAGACATGATTGAGGTGCACGGTGTAAGAGATGATGGGAAACTGGTTGGATATTCGGTGTGGTTTGTTTTCTCACACCTGCACTATAAAGATAGTATTACAGCCAGTTCGGATGTTTTGTACATTCATCCTGATTACAGGAAGGGGTTTACAGGGATTCAGTTTTTGAGGTGGACAACGGAAGAGATAAAGAAGAGGAATCCAATGAGGATCTTATTTCACGTTAAACCATTTTTGGACTACGGACCTATCTTAGAAAGAATGGGTGCAAAGTATTTTGAGAAGACGTATTCGATAATTATGGAGTAAGTTATGGGCTTTGATGCGTTATTGGGGGCAGTGGCTGATAGTGCGCCTGCGGCGGTGGCGGCTACAGATGTAGTTGGTCCCACGCTAATTGATGCAGGAGCAGGACTTGGCACAGATGCGGCGACAGTTGGTACTTTCGGTACTGGTGAAGCCGTAGGAAGTGCGGCGGCTGTTGATGGCGCAACACAAGTTGTTAGCTCAGCCACAGACTCAGTTCCTACTGGCGCAACATCAACCGTAACTTCTGAAGGAAATGCTCTTGAGGCAAGCGCTAACTCGCCCACTGGTTTTCAAGACTCCATTACTCAGCAACCAGTTAATGCTGATGGAAGCCCTTATACCGCTCCTCAAGCAACTACAACTAATTTAACTTCTGGTAATGCTTTAACTCCAACAACTCCTGCAAACACGCTTAATGGTGCTTTGTGTCAGTACACAACATCAACAGGTGCTGATGCAACTGTGCCTGGATCTGCATCTTCTGGATTACCAAGTGGATTACAACAAAAGTTAGTTCAACAAGGGATTAATCAAGGGGTAAAACAGATGTTGGCTCCAACATCAACACCCTTGAATTCAAAGTCTTATTCTGCAAATCCTACTACTCCAACTCAATCGGTTACCAATAATTACAGTAGCGCTCCAAGCTCTCCCTTGACTCCAACGGGTTTATTTACGGGTACATCAAGTGGTTCGGGAACATTTTTATCGCCACTTGCAACGACAGGTCTTACGCCTGCACAGCAAAATCAGCTTTATAACCCAAGTTCAGAAATTTTAGGAGCGACAACAACTCCTAATCTAATTACTGGATCTGCTATGCCTAGCGGGGGTGTATTCCCTTATATGCAAAGAACAACTGGATTTAAGGAGGGTGGATTGGCGCACACACATAAACCTGAATTTGTGACTGGCATTACTGGACACTATGCCCAAGGGCGTGGTACAGGCCAATCAGACGACATCCCTGCGGTTTTAAAGGATGGGGACTACGTTATGGATGCCGACATTGTCGCCGCTCTTGGAGACGGTTCTAACAAGGCAGGGGCTGAGTCTTTGCACCACTTTATGAACCAATTCCCACATAAGCACTATGAGAATCACTCCGAGGGTGGACACATTAATGCGATGATTGCTGATGGCGAGTTCGTATTCCCTGCATCTTTGGTTACCGCTTTAGGTGGTGGATCAAATAAAGAAGGGGCTAAGAAGCTTGACGAGATGCGTGAGGCTATTCGTGAACACAAAAGATCAGCATCTATAAATAAAATCCCACCAAAGGCTAAGAGTCCTTTGTCATACATGGAAGGTAAATAATGGCACTCTCATCAGTAAATACTGCAACACCTACGGCGACCACAGCGTCCAATTTAAATCCTGCACCTGCGTGCTTAGGACAGGCTAGTGGAGCGACATCTGGTTCTGTTTTACAGGGTGGTGCTTTAGCGCCTATCACTACTACGCAAAAGACGGCAACAACCGCTCCTGCGTTTTATATGTGCTACCTCAACAACCTTGCCAAACAATCACAGTCAGGGGGAGCTAGTGCAACTACGGCAGGCCCGATACAAGCGCAAGGGTTGCAGACACAGGCATTTTGCCAAGCATCTCAAAATGCAGGTAATTATCAGCCCACGCTGAACGCCGCAACAGGGACAGCGGCGGGAGTTGCAGGTTCTTGCATATCCCAGATGGCTCAGAACTACATGAACCCTTATACCAAGTGCGTAGTTAATGCTATTGGTAACTTGGGTCAAGCTAATATTGCTCAGAACCTAGCACCTCAAGCAACAGCAGGTATTGTAGGAAGCGGTCAATTTGGCTCACAAAGGGGTGCAGGAGCGCTTGGACAGGTACTGGCTAACGCTGACCTAGGTATTACAGGACAACAAGCGTGTGCGCTTAAAACAGGCTATACACAAGCTATTTGTACAGCCAAGGCTCAGACAGCTAACCAACTCAATGCAGGTAAATTGCTTGGTTGCTTGGCGAATGTTCAATCTAACCTTGGTATTGCTTGCACATCTAATCTTGCAAAACTTGGTCAGTGTCAATACACAATTGCTCAAAATAAAGCTTTGTATCCATTATCTGTTGCAAAAGCGGAATCTTGCGTTCTCAGAGGGTTCACAATGCCTACAGCAACAAGCTGTATCAAGACTGCACCAATTCCTGGTGCATATGCATCTTCACCTCTTTCACAGGTTGCAGGTCTTGGATCTCTTGCACAAGGTGTTTTGGGCAAATGCGGTATCGCTTCTCTTTCAAACTTCTTTTCTTCAACTCCTTCTACTGGTGCAGGAACCGCTCAAGTTTTAACTGATGCAAATGGAAATCCAGTTTACACATCAAGTGGATTGAATACAACTGTTAGTCAAGATCCTGGAGTGTTGACTGATGCAAATGGTAATCCAATTCCATCTTGCTAATAATTAAGGAATAAATAATGGCATTAGAAACACCTTTATCTAGCGCATCAGACAATTCTGATATTACTGCTCCACTATCAAGTGTTGGTGGTCAGTCCAAAGAACAGGTTATGCTTAACAAGCAAATGTCTGATCTTGATGAACTGTTGGCTCAAAAGGGTAGCGGAACTCCTTGGTTTAAGATTGCGGCGGGGTTTTTAGCCCCAACTAAATCTGGATCTTTTGGTGAGTCCTTGGGTAACGCCGCAGGCGCTATGGGCGAGTACCAAGCTGAGCAAGATAAAAATAAAATACCAATGGCTCAAGCCAGACTTGGTTTATTGCAAAGCAGAATATCCGCTCAAAAAGATGCTGATGTTAAGGCCTTATTGCCACAGCTTTATACAACAATTAAAGATGAAAACGGATTAGAGAAGAGCGTATTTAATCCTCAAATTGCACAGCGTTTAGGCGCTGTAACTGGGGATCAAAAGTATTTGTCAATGATTCCTGAAGAGACACGCAAGAATCAAATACAAACAGCCAGAGACAATTTATTTAAGAATCCTGACGGAACAACAGGCTTTAATAAGCAGGCATCTGCTCAGCTATATAGTCTTGATCCTAAAGAGCTTATGGAAACAGCCAAAGGCGCTTCAGATCTTCGTAGAATGGGGTTATTGCCTACTACGGGTGCTGAGGGTACGCCTTTTGATGCGTTGGCTCTCACTTTGGATGGTCCATTTAAAGAACAAGCTATTTTATTTGCTGATCGTTATAAAGCAGGGCTTATTAAAGATGAAGATGCAAATAAATTGGCAGAACAGTTATTAACCACAAGCTCTTCTCATTTGGATAGGACGGCGGCTCTTGCACAAGCTAATGCAACTCATGCATTAACCAATGCTCTTACCCAGTCTCGTATTCAAGAATCTAAAGATCAAAATCAGTGGCGAAGGACTGATGCTGAAAACAAAGAGCAACAAGCAATTGATGCTAAAAATAAAGAACTTGAGGCCAAGAGATCTCTTGCAAACGATACTGCCCAAAATACACTTGATGCTGTTAACACAATAAGAAACCATCCTGGTCGAATGAATGGAATGGCATCATATGATCCAAGACAAATCTTTCCTTCTGCTCAGCATGACTTTATAAAAGATATGGAAGGGCTAAAGTCTAGCGTGTTCTCATCTGCCATCCAAAACATGAGGGGTATGGGTTCGTTGTCTGATGCCGAGGGCAAAAAGATTATGAATCTTTATGGATCTCTTGATCCATCAATGTCTAAAGAAGCTTTTGATAGAACTTTAGATACGATTGTTAAATCAATGAACCAGGCTAGAGACAGGGCTAATAAGCAGTACGCTCCTATTCAAGCACCAAGGCCACAAGCAAGTCAGGCTGATATACATTCTCAAGCTGTTGATTGGGCAAAAGCCAATCCAAACGATCCAAGATCAAAAGCTATCCTTCAAGCTAATGGAGTGAAATAATGGCTGAATTTAATCCTGATGCATATCTTGCCAGTATCCAACCCAAAAGCGCACCAAAGGATGGGTTTGATCCTGATGCTTATTTAAAATCTATGCAAACCAAGACCGAAGAGCCTGAAACTCCAAAGGTCAAGATGGATGACTTCCCACGGTTCAAGGAAGAATCAGGCCATAAGTTCTATCCGACCTCTGGGGTTAGCACAGGTATCCTATCGGGCTTATCAGGCCTGCAAGGCGTCTTAAAACCGCTTGCGGGGGCACTTGAGTGGGCAAACATACGAAGCCCAATGGAAGCGCTTGAGAAGAACGCAAACTATGCCAAGAGCAGTGTGCCAACAACTCTCGGCGTTAATCCTGCATCTGCGGCGGAAACGGTGGGTGAGATAGCACCATCTTTGGCTATTCCCGAGACTTTAGGCACAAAGATTCCACAGGTTGCCAATGCAATTGCTAAGTCACCTGCACTCAAATACGCTATTCCTTCAGCTATTCAAGGCTTAGGTGGTCAAGTTACAGATACAGCCAACAAGAGCTACATGGATATCCTTGGCGAGAAGATCGCTGATTTGGGTGAGTCTACAGCCCTAGGCGTTGCAGGTGGTAAGGTAGGTCAAATGCTGACCAATCCTCAAGTATCTGCTCGACTTCAGCAACTCAAAGACATGGGTATGACCAAGTTCACGCCTGGTCAATTGGCTAGTAATTTCCCAATGATTGGAGAGGGAATACAAAACTTTGAGAAAAAGCTCACCAGTCTACCGATTGCAGGATCTGTGATTGGTAAAGGAATTCAGAATTCTTTTGAGGACTTTAACAAGGCTGTGGGCAATAAAGTTCTATCTAATTTGGGCTTAAAGCTTACCAAAGATGCTCCAGTTGGCAACAAGATGATTGAGACTATTGGTAAAAAGATCAGTGATGCTTATGATGGATTCTTGCAAAACGCCTCATTCTCGGATGCAATTCATCCCGTATTAGGTCAAAGAACCTCCGAGCATTTGAGCAATCTTGCTGATTCAGCTATGGCTAAGCTCGTACCTGGTCAACAAAAGATGATGGCTAACGATATAGCCACGAATGTCACAGGCCACATTCAGAATGAAAAGGTTATGAGCGGGGATCAATATAGAGAGGTTGAGAAGTATTTGAGCAATAAATCCAATGACTTCTACAGTCAGGGTATGGACGGCTTAGGAAACGCCTACAGAACTGTTTTATCGGGTTTACGGCAGGAATTAAAAGACCAGAACCCTTTGGTAGCCAAACAGCTAGAACAAGCTCACAAGGCGTTTAGAGAGTTCCAACCACTGGAGGTTGCGGCTTCCCGTAGGGGCGCTGATGAAGGTGTATTTACGCCCGATCAGTTCAAATCTGCTGTCCAACAGGTTGCAGGCAAGAAAAACGTAGCCAAGGGTCAGGGCATGATGATGCCTGAGAGCCAGGCGGCTTCGGATGTTTTAGGAACCTCTGTGCCAAATAGCGGTACAGCGGATAGGCTTGCGGCGATGCTATCCCTCAAAGGACTGGCAGAGGGCGCAGGACACTTTAAAACAGGGTTTGCACCACTTATTGGATCTGCATTGATGTACAACGAGCCTGCAATGAAGGCTATGACAAAGATTGCTACAGAACGTCCAAATGTGGTCAGGAAGCTTGAACCCGTAGTTACTGGTGCGCTATCTAGGATTGGAGCCAATCAAGGTAGCCAACCATAAAAAAAAGGGGGTTATGTCCCCCTTAAAAAAACATAGGACGTCTCCTCCTATGTACTTGCAGTTGCCAAGACTCAAGTAGTTTTCCCCCCTGGATCAAAAGTCTAGGGGGGTTTTTTATTCCTCAGAATGCATCTTAGCGTCCACCATATCGTCAATGAACTTGAAGTCTTCACGGTGTCTGACCTCAAATCCAAGCTTTAGCTCTATGGCGTAGTCTCGGATGACGCAGTAGCGCTTAGAGTTAATCTCCCATTCCTTGAGGATGGTGAGCATAGAAGGTAAGTCCTTCTCATCCCAACCATCTCCAAAGAGTTCCTCAACAAAGTCCTCGCACGTATAGCGATCATTTGAGACGATCAAAGGTTGCCCCTTTTCTCACGTAAAGCTTTGGCTACTTCTGGGTTGAGAGACTCTACGAACTCGATGCAGAACTCACGCTCAGTACGAGCAATGGCAAATGCGGCGCTCTTAATGATGGCATCAGCCAACTCGTAGATCTCAACGTCCTCACCTGCGTAAAGACCATCTTTGCTATCAAATTCGCATGACAAATATGCGCTCTTGATCTCTTCTTTAGTTAAATATGGATTGCTCATTTTTTACCTTTCAGTTGTGATAATTTGGATGTTCTGCCACGTTTAACAGCGGTTTTGCGTACATATTTACGCTTGGGGGCTTGTTCTTGACGAGCTTCTGCTTGCTTTCTTATGATTTCCATTAGTGATGGTCCGAAGTGTCTTTCAGCAGGACGATACTCCCACTCCTCTTTGAATTTTTCAACATCTTCTTTGAACTGAGTAGCCATGTGAAGTTGAGAATTGGCTTGGTCACCAATAGTGTCAAGTAAATCTTTAACATCTTTTACGGGAAAAGATTCTAAATATTCAATGATTTTTCTAATATCTTGTGCTTCAAGCATTATTTTAAATTTCATACGTTCTCCTTAATATTTAATTTTAGGCATACAAACCACATCAACAATCATCTCGCTCATCATTCCGCTGATTAAGCGTTTGGTGATGATTGGTACGGGACGAAGACCTTGTGACTCACATTCGTGGGTTGCCATGATCACTTCGTTGCGTGACATTTGTTGGATTTTTGAATCATACATAACTGATACAGCGGGGAAGTTGGCTGTATTAGAGGGTATGTTTGCGGGTAGTTGGGGTTGGCTAGAACAGCCTGCAATTAATACTGGTATCCAGATTAGTTTTTTCATTTACATCACCTTATGGTTATTTTTAATTTGCCAATATGTCTTGAGAGCGTCAAACATCTGCCAACCCTGCTCAAGTTCCTCTTGCGTCCACTCCACAACTCTGACTAGGCCAGGGTTAGAAACAGACACAAATACGTTAGCGCACCTAGCATAAGGCACTTCTAATCCATTGCGGTAGGCTGAGAGTTGCATTCGATGTTCGTCATAGCCTTCTACCTTGTCATTTGGACCAAACTCCTTGGTTTTAAAGTCAATAACGATTCCATCTCCCTGCTTGGTGTACATATCGCACTTGCCACCGTATCCCTCAAAGGCAAAGGATCGCTCAGTTAACCACTCACAAGCCCCAAAATGAGCTTCTACGGCCTTAGATACACCCATTTGGTAGTCTAGGAACTCCGCAAGCATAATGCCCTCATAGAAACTTTCTAAGGCTCCGTGAATGGCTGTACCCCGCTCTGCCGCTTTTCTGGCGTGCTCCTTGGAGTCATGCTTAACCCGCTCGATGTAGGATTCCTCCGACTCATCTGAAGCCCTGGGTAGGGTCATACAGGCAAGCATCATCTGGTTGAGTTTCCACGCCTCCAGTCCAGGCTTGGCGGCGCAACCAATGATCGTACTGACCGAGGGGACTAGCTTCATAGTCCTTGCATCACGCAACGTGGTATTGCGCTGTGTACCGTTCTTAGCGGTGACTGTGTATTGTGGCATTCCTTCCTGGGTGTACCAGTGTTGGGACTCACTTGCTCTTGCGATTACTGTTGTCATTGTTTTCCTTAAATTTTTTATTAATTACTTCCCATTGCTGACGGCTAAGTGAGTACCAAGGTTGCTTACCACCTGCCCTGAAGGCTATTTGCCAGATATTCCAACAAAAGTCTTCCAGTTCAGGGGGTAAGTTCTCGTCATCAAACCATTCTTGGAATTCGTCTTTATCAGAATGGTGGGCCATCATCGTCCTCCAAATCGTTATTCATGTCCTCAAAGCCCGTGTTTGTTCTGGCCTTCCACTCTGGGCTACTCTCAATCTTGAACTTTACGTTCTTACCAAAAGTATCAAATATCTTCATATCTGGCTCAGCAATATTGAAGATGACCAGATCGTTATGCCCTTCTGGTAAGCCAGATCCCTTGACTACCTGTGGGACGGGGGCTAAAGATGCTACGTTTGAGTAGACTTTATCGCCAACTGGCTTTTGGATGACGTTAATCATGCACCATGCGCCAAGGACGTTTTTGAGGTCAAAGCGGTTGAGTTCATCTTGGGTGAAGGCTCTACCCCTCCAAGACTGTAAATCAGCCCGTAGAGCGGCTTTATCGTTCAGGGATAGGGTATACGTCTTAAAGATAGCCATTGGCTCACCTTTGTCGGTTGTGACGCTCTCATCCCCATGGATTTCCCAACAGATCATTACCTTGCGTGAGAAGTTGGCTTTACCCTCGAACTCGGACTTTTGGGTACCGAGGTCAATAATTCGGTAGCAACGGGCTAGGTGTAGTCCTGATGGTACGTTCTTGAATGTTGATGCTTGATTGTTACTGCTTGCGTATAGGCTCATTTGTTTCTTCCATTAATTTGTTGTAAATAATTTTCTGTTTAGGTGTCAATTTTTTGTACTCTTCGATCATTACGTATAGGTCATATTCCTCCAGTTCTTGTTTGCTTCTTTTAAAATCTTCCCACTCTTCCATCATTCTGTCATTCATCTTTATTCTCCCTTTCTTTCATCATTGCATCTGCCATTCGGTATGCGGCCTTAGCTGTTTGTTCTGGAGTAACTCCCTCATAAATAATTCCTTCCATAGCCAAACCTGCAAACCAATCCCTCAAGTCCATTCCAGTTTGGTAAGAGGGTTGTTTTTCATTTAGTTTTGGAAATGCTTTCATTTAAGCACCTCTGCTGATTTAAGTTTGCATGATTCTCCATCAAATGTAAGCTTGAGATTTGCCTCACTGAATGGATATTCTTTTAATATATTTACACCCCAATTGAAATGAAAAAATACATACTGCACATAATCAGGCTTAGGCTCTGGTTTTATTCTGTACTGGTAATCATTAGCCCAAACAAAATACTCTCCTAAATCTTTCCAACCATGATTGCAATCAAAACATTGAATCTGAGCACCATCTGCCCATGCCTTGATTAGTTCTGCGTGTTTATGTGGTTTCATACTGCCCTCATTACTCTTTGATTACGTCCTGAGAAACCTGGTCGTTTCTCTCCTGTATCTACTATTAATCCCTTCTTCATAAGAGGACGATAGCGTGGGGTTATAGAAGAGGCTCTAATGTGAGGCAGAGCATTTTCTACTTCTTCACTGATGCAACCATTTGGGAAGCTTTTAATCGTATCTAAAACGATTTGTTCCATCTTGGTGGCATCTACGGATAGCGCCGCATCTACAGAAGTTTCTGGATCTGTTAAACGAACCCCACCCGAGGTATTAAATTGAGTCATAATTTGTTTGAATATATTCATGCGTCACCTGTTACAGCAAAGTAAGAAATAACAACAGACAAAAGTACAGATACCAGTACCGAGTAGGTAAACCAGTCAAGCATTGTCCAAAAGTCTTGGGGTTCTCTGATGCCAAGCAGTGCTCGTTGGATCAGTTCATCATCCTCTGACATATTGTTACGTAGAGGAGGTTCGTAATAGCATCCTATCTGAATGCCCGATTTGGTTGTTGTATAAACTTTCATTTGATTCCTTTAAAAACCCGCTATGCGGTACAGATAATGTAGCATAGTTTTTTAACTATAAGTTAACTGTGGTATATTTAACACAAAGTTAACGTATAATCACAGCAGAACACAAAGGAACACTATGCAACGCAAAGAACCAGAACTCAGCCCACTCGCCCGTCAACTGCTCGGTAGCTCTGGGGCTATGAAGTTATTCACCCAGACGGAGTTTGATGATGCTTTGACCGTAGCCAAGGCTGAGATCATGGCTATAGCTATTGAAACGACTAGGAAGGCTATATCTATTGAGAGGGAGGCTTGCGCTGACTTGGCGATGGAGTGGAGCCAAGAGGAGTTGTCTCAAGCAATTAAGAATAGGATGAAGAAGAATGACTGAAGAAGAAATAATTGAGATGGCTATTGATTCTGGTTTTCCAATATCTAAAAAGGAAGACCCAATTAATTTACCTCAGTTTTTTTATTTTGCCAAACTAATAGCAAAAAAAGAACGTGAGGAGTGTGCAAAGGTGTGTGATGCGTATGACAACGGTAGATATTCAAATGCCGCAGATTTGTGCGCTGAAGCAATTAGAGCAAGGGGACAAGAATGAGTGCAATACCAATATTGCAAATGGCTAATGACATTTTAAAAATCATAGAAGAGGTTGCTCTTGATTATCCAGAAGAAGAAAGAGAAGAGTTAAAGGCAGTTATGCTTGGGCAATTAGGACTGGCAATGTTTAATAGACCCATGGAGGGCAAGAATGATTAAGCTAACCTATGAGCATATTTGTGATGGATGCAAGAAAACGCTTGATACAGAAGTTTATGAATGCAGTGACTATCCTGGAATGGAATTTCCAAGACCACATAGACAATTTTCGTTTAATTGGTTGGGGATAAATGCTCAACTATGCAAAGATTGTGCGGCTCCTTTGTATGAAGCACAAGAGCAAACTATGAAAATAATTATTGCTAATAGGGGACAATAATGACATTGAATGAATACTTTAAAGACGAGCCAAAAGGCGCTATAGTGGAGATGGCTGAATACCTGGGGGTAACTGCCACCTGGTTATCTTTGCTCATCCACGGGCATCGTAAGCCCTCTCCTGCCCTATCCATCAAGATAGAAGAGGCTACCCAAGGACTGGTGAAAAGAGAGGTTCTTAGACCTGATATTTTTATGGTATAGTTTAGCGAAACACGGCTAGGTATGAAGTCATGAGCATACCGAAAAGAGAACAGACCCCTCCTGCCGAGGTTTCCTTTCACAGGGTCTACATTACGGGTCTGAAAATATATGCATTACTACAAAAAAAATATTGGCGATTATGCCAAGAAAGCAGGTCGTTTGACCATGCTACAACACGGAGCGTACACGCTTCTTCTCGATGCGTGTTATGACCGTGAACAGTTCCCCACGCTAGATCAAGCTATTGAATGGACGTGGGCTTCTAATCAACAGGAAATAGAGGCTGTTGAGTTTGTTCTTAAGAAGTTTTTCTTACTTGAGGGCGATAAGTACGTTCAGAACAGAATACGTGAAGAGCTTGAAAATTACCATAACAACTCCGTAATAAATAAACGGATCGCTATTGAGAGAGAGGCGAAGCGTAGAGAAAAAGGAACGAAGCGTACACGAACCGTGCACGAAGCTCCACCTAACCATAAACCACTAACCAATAACCAAGAACCAGTAACCAGTAACCAGAGTAATACCTTTTTTGATATGTTCTGGAAGACTTATCCTAAAAAAATAGATAAGGCTAAAGCGCAAGCATCTTTTAAGAAAATAAATCCTGATCAACAACTTCTAAATACCATGCTTGTTGGATTAGAAGCACAGTGCAGATCAGACCAATGGACAAGAGAAAACGGTAAATTTATTCCTCACCCATCCACTTGGCTGAACAATAGACGTTGGGAAGATGAGGTATCTGTGCCAGAAAAGAAAAACATTTTTGCGGGGGCTGTATGAAAGGACACCAAGCACTAATCGACCTGCGTAAGCGCAACATCCACCCAACTCTGGCCTTTATTTACGACCAACCCTACCTGCCAAACTGGGTTGAGGAGGATCACTCCCCCGAGATCACGGTCTATGACGAAAAAGCCCTAGATCGCATCGACCTGCGCTTTTTGATGGGGATGTATGTCTTTGCCTATGCCAGTACAAAAGAACGTGCTGTAGCCCTGTTTGAAGCCTTGCTGAAGGCAAAAGCAGACTTCATCAGCGTAACTTGGCAGGGCGAAATCAGAGAAAAGCACTACTACAACCGTATATACGACTCAAGAACTGGATTTGATGAATTGGAGCAAGCAAATGAACACACTGCCTGATGACGTAGATTTTGAGGCTTATCTGCAAGCCACCGAGATGCAGGCGAGGGTACATCCCGCCAAATCCTACATCCAAGACTTGATCCTAGACCTTGAGGAGCACAAAGACGGTAAGAAAGTCACCCTACCTTGGGCGAAGACAGCACCATTCTTTCACTTCAGGGAGGGAGAGGTAACGATTTGGGCAGGGCAGAACGGGCACGGGAAGTCTATGGTGACCTCCCAGGTGGCACTTGGGCTGATCCAACAACAGCAAAGGGTCTGTATCGCAAGCTTTGAGATGAAGCCTGTGACGACCATGAAGCGCATGGCTAGGCAGTACATTGGCATGAATCCAACGTCCAAGGAGTTTATGAACCCCGAGGGATTAGAAGCCCTCAAACAGCTTTATAACGAGTTTGGGGTATGGTTGGATCAGGGTATGTGGTTCTATGACCAACAAGGCTCGGTAAAGCCCGATACTGTACTTGGAATGATCAAGTATTGCTTTGAGGAGCTAAAGATTCAGCACATATTTGTGGACTCGCTGATGAAGTGCGTGATGGGTGAGGATGACTACAACGGGCAGAAATACTTTATCGACAGATGCTGTGGACTGGCAAGGGATTATGCAGGTCACATCCATGTTGTCCACCACCTGCGTAAGCCCAAGGATGAGTACGAGTTGCCCGATAAGCACGACAACAAGGGTTCAGGCTCGATCACCGACCAACCTGACAACATCATGCTCGTTTGGAGGAACAAAAGAAAAGAGGACGACTTAAAGAATAAAGGACCACTGAGCGCCGCACAATCAGATCCAGATGCAATGATTCTCTGCCGTAAGCAAAGGAACGGGGAAGATGAGCCATCATTCAACCTCTGGTACCACAAAGACTCACAGCAATATGTTGAAGAGCAAGGGATGAACCCCATGAGATTTAGGACAGCATTTTGATGTGGTATCATTAACTCAAAGTTAATCCATAGGAGTTGTAATTGAAATATTTAAGTGTATGTAGTGGTATCGAAGCGGCGACAGTTGCTTGGCATTCGTTAGGTTGGGAAGCGGCAGGATTTAGTGAGATTGAGAAATTCCCATCAGAAGTTTTAAAACATCATTATCCAAACGTCACTAATTTTGGTGACATGACTAAATATAAGGAGTGGAATCTTGGAACAATTGAGCTTTTGGTCGGAGGAACCCCATGTCAATCATTCAGTGTCGCAGGACTTAGAAAAGGACTTGAAGACCCAAGAGGAAACCTCATGCTCACCTATTGTGGACTTCTTGATAAATTTAAGCCCAAATGGTTTGTCTGGGAAAACGTGCCAGGTGTCCTCAGTTCGGCGGGAGGACGGGACTTTGGTTCCTTCCTCGGGGCGGTGGCAGAACTCGGGTATGGGTGGGCCTACAGAGTCCTTGACGCTCAGTACTTCGGAGTGGCCCAGCGACGCAGACGTGTGTTTGTTGTCGGATGTCTTGGAGACTGGGAATCTGCCGCAAAGGTTCTTTTTGAGCCAGAAAGCTTGCGCAGGGATACTCCGCCGAGCAGAAGCAAGAGGCAAGAAACTACCAGAGAATTTGTACCAAGCCTTGCTAACTGCCTCCAAACAACCAGTCACGAATGGAGCAGAGCAGATGGCTTCAACATGATTGCATTTGAGAATAGCCGTAGAGATGGCGTTCGTTTGTATGATGGAGTGAGCAACACTTTGCAAGCATTCATGGGAACTGGCGGTGGAAATAGTCCTATGGTTTCTTATTCACTTCAAGGTTCAGGTTCAACATCACAAAATGCAAATGGTTTAGGAATAAATGAAGACATATCATTTACTCTTAATAGCACAGATCAGCATGGAGTTGCATATTCTTTTGATAGTCTTGCAAGCAATAGCATGAAGTCTAAAAATCCAGATAGCGGATGCAGGCAGGTTGAATTGTCCAAAACTTTAGATACTACAGTGCCTGATCCAAGTAAGAATCAAGGTGGACTAGGTATTGTTCAGGCATTTAATTCAAATGCAAGACCAGATGAGATGAATACACTTGATGTCAATCATGGATTAACGTGTAGCCAAAGCGCCGCAGTCCTAAATAACATGGCAGTACGTAAGCTGACCCCAGTTGAATGCGAGAGATTACAAGGATTTTCAGATAACTACACCGACATCAAGCCAAAAGGAAAAGACACACCCGATGGTCCAAGATATAAAGCGCTTGGCAATTCAATGGCTGTACCCGTCATGGCTTGGATTGGTAAAAGAATACAGATGGTTGAAGATGAGAGTTGAACTACCCTTCCCACCAAAAGAACTATTTCCAAATAGGATGCATGGTCACGCATGGGCTAAGCTTTACAAGTTGAAGGGCGAATGTCGTGAGACGGGATTTTATTTAACAAAGCAGGCAAAAGGAAATTGGACTTGGAATCGTGGTAGCATTAAGCTCAAGTTAATGTATGTGATGCCAGATAAGAGACATCGTGATATTGATAATTGCTTGGCGGCGAGTAAATCATTATTGGATGGTATGGCAGATGCTTTACAGGTTAACGACAAGTTCTTCAGACCGATTGAAATCAATTGGGAGCACGGGGACAAACCAGGAAAGATAATAGTGGAGATACAACAGGATGATCAGTAAATACACGGCGGGTAGCAAGATTCACCAAGCACTTGAGCGAATCAATAGATCAAGCTTGACAGCCCAAGAGCTTAGAAAAGAGATTAACTATACCCAGTCAATACTCAGGCTTGAGGAATTCATCATCACTCCATTGTTATCGGATGGATATATTGTCAGAGGGGAAACAAATAACTTCTTTTCCCTTTTGAGGGTAACGCCAAAGGGTGAGGAGAAGTACAGGGAATTGGGAGTTGTAAAGCGCCATATGCCCAGGATAGAAAAGATTGATCGGTTTGTAGGATCTTATGACGGGAAAGAGCTAAAGGCTTTTACTGGAAGACCAGGCGCTATGGATCACGAACAATATCCTAGTTTATTTCCTGATGGTCCAAGATACAGGAGAGTTAGATGAATAAAGAAAGATATGCAAGTGGATTTGTTGATGTAAGGAATATTTATCCTCACGTTAAATTCCATGAATACACAAACCCACCCTATAAACCCCCAACATTTTTCGAGAGAAATGAACATCTGATTATTGGATTGGGTGTGATTGTTGCATTTATTGTTGGTGCCATTGGTCTTGTTAATTTATTAGCACCATCGGAACAGCAACTTGCTGAATGGCATAAACCACAAATAATCCAAGAATTTGATGGATGTAAGGTATATCGTTTTTATGATAACAACTTTCACTACATAACCAGATGTGGATCGAAAGTTACAACACAAAAGAATTGGAGTGAGTACTGCGGTAAAGCCTGCACTCAACACAGAACTGAAGAATTAACAACCGAAGGAAATGAATGAAAAAGCCAAAACAAATTGACCCACAAGAAGCCGTTGACTTTCTGATTGATCAGAGCAAGCCCTACGCCAAAGCCAAATCAGAGCGCATCTACATGGAAGAGTACCGCAAGACCTTAAAGGCTCAACTGATGATTGAGGCAGAGAGTTTTGGTCATAAGACAGCCGTGACGCAAGAGAGGGAGGCGTACAGCCACACTCAGTATGTAGCCCATTTGCAGGCGCTTAAAGAGGCTGTAGAGAACGAAGAGCGGTTAAGGTGGATGATGATAGCGGCGCAGGAAAGAATCGCTGTATGGAGGTCGCAGGAGGCTTCTAATCGCAATATAGAAAAAGCCACATTATGAACAGTAAGCTAACCAAGGCTGAGCGTGATTACCTGGGGATGATCAAGACTCTCCCCTGCGTAGTCTGCGACCAAGCGGGGCCAAGCGATGCTCACCATATCAAGCAAGGTCAAACCTATACATGCATCCCTCTGTGCAAGGACTGCCACCAGGGTAGCCACAACGGTATCCACGGCAGACAACATATGTGGAAGGTCATGAAGATGGATGAATTGTTGGCTTTGAACAACACGATTGCAAATTTAATGTCTGTTTTTTTAAGAAATTAGGGTTTTCGATAATAAATATTTTGTGTTGGGATGGTTTAAGCATTAACTTTAAGTTAAGATACGCATATCGGTTACCGATATTTAAATTTAAAAGGAAAACGAAATGACAAACGCAAACATCCCTCTCTCTTCAGTAGACACACTCGGCGAATTACTTGCACGTATCGCAGAACTCACAGCCAAGGCTGACGCAATCAAAGACCAGATCAAAGACAATGCATCAGCAGGCGGAGATAAAGTTGTTGAAGGCACATTGTTCAAAGCCACATATACAGAAACAAACCGTAACACGGTTGACTACAAATCTTTATTGGCTGAACTCCAAGCTCCCGCTGAGTTGGTCGCCAAGCATACCAAGGTCACAGCAGTATTTGGCGTAAGAGTTACAGCACGGTAAACCAAAGCCCCTTCGGGGGCATCAAGGGAGAAGAAAATGAAAAAATCATGGGCAAAAGAAAACGTAGTAGTTATGCACAACGATTATGACAATACTTGGACTGTTAAGACAATTCCATTGACATATTTGCAAGCAATTAAATTTATAACCGCAAATCGTTGGAATCATTCAATGGATAAAGGTACGGTAAAAATCGTAACTTTAAATGAGTTAACTGAATTACAAGGAATTTAATCATGACACAAGACGAAATCAAACAACAAATCGCTGACATTGAACGTCAACTTGATCCATTAGAGAATTGGAAAGAAGGATATAAGCAAGGACTCAAGGCCGCTGTAGAGTCAATCAATGAGATGACTGGCAATAATTTTGAAAACATTGTGGACATCATCCTACATATGAGAAAGTCCAAATGATGGATACTTTAGTATCAGTAATTTACTTTATGTTGGCGTGTCTTATTTTTCTCGTAGTATGTGGGTGGACAATCTACATACTGGGGGATTTACCGAATGAGGAAAAAAATGGTCGCAAATGAATTGGCAATAGATGCGATGACTGAGGAGGAGATCGAGAGGGCATCCAAAAGGCACCAGATTTTCGCCAAACTGCGTAACTGTGATGAGTTGATAGATACCCTGCTTAAACGGGATCGAGAGGAACTGGACATGATTATGTGCGTTGAATGTAGCCACATAGGAAAGTCAAGCAGTGGTTGGCAATGTTCCAACGCTATCAAGGCTCAGGTAAGTACAAACCCTAAAGACCATGTGCCTAGGCAGTTTGTGTTTATGTTGCAGAGATGCCCAGGATTTAAAGAAAGGAAAATATCATGAGTATTTATGGCTTGATTGTTATTTTTATAATTTATGTTTATTGTGCGTTTGATTTTTTTAAAAAAGGTGATGTAGCGCAAGGGGTAGCATTTTGTGGTTGGGCTTTGGGACAAGTTGGATTGATACTCACTATTTTTTACAGAACTCAATAGGAGAGGAAATGACTAAAGAAGTAATGAAACAAGCGCTTGAGGCGTTGAAAAATACATCTCCTTTGGGATTTAATCCTGAAACTGATAGAAAGTTTTATGCAACCATTGATGCCTTAGAAGATGCACTAAAGAAAGAGCAGGTTGAGCCTGTAACGACAGATTGGGAACGGATTGCCCGTGTTCAAAACGCAAAGTTAATCGCTATGTCTGATACGGTAGGTGGTTTTGAAAAGCTACGTGAGGTATTGGACAAGTACGAAGACACCACACCACAACAACGCACATGGGTAGGGTTGACTGATGAGGATATCTTTGGCATCTTTGGTACATACAGAGGAGATCCTGACTATAACCACGACCAGCTATTACTTGATGCAAGGCGTATAGAAGCTAAGATTAAGGAGCGCAATACATGACTAAAGAAATATTAACACTTGCAGAGAAATTTATGCCTGGTATAGATGAATTTTATACTCCAGATGTAATTGAGAGTTTTGCTAAAGAACTAGCAAAGATTGAAAATGAAGAATGTGCCAAGGTAGCGGATGAACTTTACTTAGATTATGCGCATGATATAGCTATGGAAATTAGAGCAAGGGTTCAAGAATGACTAAAGAAGTAATGAAACAAGAGCAAGATGAGCCTGTGGCGTGGATTTTTGAAGATGAGTTGCCTAAAAATTATCCTTATGAAGAAATGTTTCCTTATTCAAAAATAGATGTTGTCAGAATGTTTCCTATTTTTGGCCCATCATCAAAAAAAGAACAAGCAAGCTCAAATAATGAAGTTTTGTTGCAATACCCAAAAGAAAATGTTGAGTGGCAAAAACAACAGATGGAACATGCGCAACAATTAAAAGCGGAAGCACTAAAGCAAGAGCAAGGTGAACCTAAATGTAAAACACATCCAGATGCACCACATGGATTTGTCCGTAATGCTAGTCATAGTGAAGATAGATATGTATGTGAATGTGAGTTTTGGGAGCCTCCAGAGCAGGGTGAGCCTGTTGGCGAAGTGTCCGATCATGACTGGAGTACAGGTTTGCTTTACAGAGACTTGAAGCCTGGCACAAAGCTCTACACCACACCACAAACTAAAAAATGGGTAGGACTAACTAAGGAAGATATGTCCGAATTTGCTTCTAAAACCCCACATTGGGAAGAATTATGTTATTTAGTTGAAGCTAAATTAAAGGAAAAAACACATGAGTAAAGAAGCAATGGAACTAGCGTTAAAGGCGTTGGAAACCGCTTGGTATCACGTTGAAATAATTAGTGGTGATTGGGCAGATAGAGCTAAAAATGCTATTAAAGCTCTAGAAGAAGCACTAAATCAAGAGCAGGATGAGCCTGTGGGATGGTTGGACAGCAACGATATACACGCAGAGTTTATGCACAAAGACTTAAAAGCAGAGCATGATAAGCGTGGTTCATTTACCCCGAGAATGTTTCAGATTCCTCTTTACACCACACCACAAACTAAAGAATGGGTAGGGTTGACTGAGGAAGAGTTAATAGTTATAAAAGGAAAAACTTGTCCTGAAATTGATTGGAGCGCAAGGCATGGAGTTCCGTTAAATAATGGGGAACAAAACGCTTGGTTGTTTAGTTGGTTTATGGCTTTTGCTAAAGAAACAGAAGATAAATTAAAGAATAAGAACACATGATTACATTTACATACGGACAAATTTTTTTAATCATTGGGTTAAGTATTGTTGATGGCGTTTTGCTTGGTTTTATTTTGACCACGCATTTTATTAGCAAAGAAAGAAAAGCTAAATTAAAGGATAAGAACCATGTTGTTTCTGGGGAATAAAGACGGTAAACCTTGGTGGTATAAATATGAAAATGACAATTGGATACCTGTGACTGAAGATGAAGACATTGCAAATAAAAAATATTCGCAAGATAGATGGGATGAAATATGTGCAAAAGTTTTTAACGAATTTTTTAAGGAAAAGAACACATGAACTGGTTACCAGAACACAAATGTGGTTTATATCTGAGTCACAATGAACACCGTGATGTTTACGAAACTGTTGAAGAATTTTATGAAGCCGACTTTTTTGTTTCACCAGAAGAATGGCATAAGGCTGTAGCGGAAGATAGCGTCTGGGTGTTGCATTGGTATCCATATACGCCTATTGGGTTTCACCGTGTTGCCGCATCAACATTGGAGGCCATCGAAGCCAAACTCAAGGAGAAAAACACATGAAAGATATAGCAATGATTGGCGGAATATTTGAGACTGAAGAAGGTGCAAAAGGCTTTCAAAATTTACTCATTGATGACTCAATCGTGGTAAAATTCTATATGCCAAATGCTCAGATGCCTATCCTTTATTGGGTAGCCAATCAGCAGTTGGTAGATAACCTCAAGGAGACACTTGATGCGTGACCTCTTATTTAATCTTGCAATGACTGTACTACCCATCATGGCAATATTGCTGATAATTGACTTTATCCTTTGCTTGGTAACTGGATATGACTATGACTGAAGTCTGGATATTTGTGTTTGGAATGCTAGTTGGCATCGGGTTATGGAATGTAGCTATAATTACTTACAGAGAATTGTATGCCCGTAGAGAAGATCAGAACCTTCCTAGGCCGCTACTTAGAGAGAGGGGTAACTAAAGTAACAGAGGGTGTGATCTACAGGTGTACAGACTGTGGAGAGAGTTGGGATAAGGATCAGGCGCACAAGTGCCTGACAACAAGTAAGAAGATTGGGGAGGAGCCTGTGCACAAGGTGACAATGATCTAGTCTTCTTATTTGTTGGTGTCCAAGCTGAAGGTCTGTGGCATTAAATGAGTATCCTTAATACCGCCAACAGCTAACAAGTATGAGGATTGTAGGCTTTCCCACCTCCCGAAAGGGCTATGCAGGGAAGTTAAAGTAACGTGCAGGTCGTACCTACAGTCCTCATTCTTGTTGGTGTGGCGAAAGCCTGAGACTGGTAACCTGCGTTAATGTTCAAGGCAGGACATCAACAACTATAACTAGGAGTTAATGATGGCAACAAAGAAAACAACAGCCACAAAGAAGTTAATGGACGATCCCCAAAAGACTGAATCCGACTTCCAACAGATGAATGACTATCTGGACTATGTAAGCGCCAGGATGAAGTATCTGAACGCCCAAGTAAGAGCGCTGAAGATAGAGAACGATCAGCACAAAGCCACAATAAGGCGCATGGATAGACGAATCCAGAACGCCTGATATACAATACAGGCATTAACTTGGTTCGACATTGGAATAATATGGATAACGTAACCGAAAAGCCCAAGAACAAGGGTGGACGCCCAACAAAATATACGCCCCAAATAGCGGCAGAGATCTGTACCCTCATCAGTAATGGTATGAGTGTTAGACAAATCCTGAAGGCGGATGAGAAGATAGGAAAGTTCCCAAGTCAGGCTACGATCTATGAGTGGTTGATTGTTCATCCAGAGTTTGCTGAGCAATACGCACGTGCACGGGAAGATCAAGCCGACACCATTGCTGATGAGATCCTCCAAATAGCTGACGAAACCCCAGATACAGAGCCAGTGATTGACCGCAGGACTGGTGAGCTAATCAGGATGGAACTGAGCAACTCCTACATCCAATGGCAAAGAAACCGCATAGATGCCCGTAAATGGACGGCTATGAAGCTCAAGCCTAAGAAGTATGGGGATAGGACAACGATTGCAGGGGATAAGGAAAACCCACTGCAAAGCGAGATTGTCGTTACAGCCAAGAGCGCAATGGATACAGTGGTTGAGCATTTGACCCTTAAAAAACAGGCATCGAATGCAGGATCTTGATGAGGTCATAGAGATATTGACCGACCCCGAGGTGAAGGCTCACTTCGCTGTACTCCCACCTGAAGAGCAGATGGCTTACGCCGCAAGGATCAAGTGGCTGAGTATTGCCCATGATCACCAGGTTCCCCCGAGTTGGGACTGGTCTATTTGGATGGTGCTCGGTGGACGGGGCGCAGGGAAGACTAGGCTTGCGGCAGAGTGGACGTTCTGGAAGGCTTGGACTAATCCCAAGACTCGGTGGCTAGTTGGAGCGCCAACACACTCAGACCTGAAGGATGTGTGCTTTATGGGTGACTCAGGACTGACCAACGTCATACCTCAGATCTTGATTAAGAAGCACCTGAAGGACGATAACGAGATTACCCTGATCAACGGCTCAATCATCAAAGGCATACCCGCATCGGAGCCTGAGCGCTTCAGGGGGCCACAGTTCCACGGGGGTTGGCTAGATGAGTTGGCGGCGTGGGATTATCTACAGGAAGCCTGGGATCTGCTCAGCTTCTCCATCCGTTTGGGAGACAAGACCCAAGTTGTATGTACGACAACGCCCAAGCCCAAAGATCTGATTGTTGATCTGGTAGGTAGAAACGGGAGTGATGTAGCCCTGACCACAGCATCCACCTACGCCAACATTGACAACCTATCAGCAAACTTCCGCAAGCAGATCGAGCAGTACGACCCTGAGTCTGCACTGTATCGCCAGGAGGTGTTGGCTGAGATCTTAGACCCTGAGCTAACAGGTATCGTCAAGCGCAAATGGTTCAAACTATTCCCTGCCTACAACTCTCAGGGTGAGCCAATGCCTCTGCCCAAGTTTGAGTTCATCTTGCAAAGCTATGACTGTGCATTCACTGAGAAGGCGCACAATGACCCAACAGCGTGTATCACTTTCGGTGTATTCAAACCGATGGATGGTCCGATGTCAGTGCTCATCCTCGATGCCTGGCAAGACCACCTGCAATACCCAGATCTCAAGCCCAAGGTGATGGATGAGTTTGAGACTGTATACGGTGAGGGCAAGGATAAGAAGCGAGTTGAGATGATTCTGGTGGAGGACAAAGCCGCAGGCATCAGCTTGATCCAAGACTTGCAAAGGGCACAGTTACCCGTACAAAGCTACAACCCAGGCAAGGCAGACAAAGTTCAGCGGTTATCAATTGTTGCCAATATCATACGGGCAGGTAGGGTTTGGGTGCCAGAGTCAAGCATGAACAAAGGATATGTAAGGGACTGGGCAGAAGGGGCTATAAGCCAGATCTGTGCGTTCCCTGACGCAACACATGACGATTACGTTGATTCGCTCACACAGGCTCTTAGATGGCTTAGAGACGCAGGATTCCTGAACATTGATCCACCTCCACGTGAAGACTACGATGAGGAAGATTACATTGATGCCAACCCCCAACCAAGGGTCAATCCATATGCGGTATGATAGCGATGGGGTGGAGTTGTGGGTTAGCGCCACATCATCGTTCAACAATCATTTTTTATGGTTTAAGAGTCGAATTGGTAACAAACACTGCTTTATGTGAACCACCCCACCCAAAAGGAACTAAATGATTACATTCGACCAATTTAAAGATTTACTGGTTAACAAGTACAACATCAACCCAAACAATATAACGCCAGATGCTAGGGTATCTGACTTGGGGCTTGACTCACTGGTATTCATTGAGGTGCTGTTTGATGCTGAGGACTTGATTGGTAAGAAGATCCCTGAATCAGCCATAAAGCCTGAGCAGGTTGAGTTAACGGTTGAAGAGCTTTGCACATTGATTAATAGTATCTAGCAAGGGTACACTCAAAGGAATATTGCGAGGTGCTATGCCAAACCCTAAAGCAAACCAACAACCCCTAGATCTAGACAGAATCAAAGCCGATGCAATGAGCATGGGCATACCTGCTAGAGCGTTACTGGACATGATCTACTCTGGTGGACGCAGTGCTATTGCCACCACAGCGGGATTGCCTGCTGATCTGGCTAACACAGCTATTGGTTTGCACAATATGGCGCACGACATTCGCCGTAACAAGTTTGAAGGATATCAGCCAGGATCTATATCTGGTGGCTCTGAGGATATCAAGGGATTGATCCCTGACCTAGCCAAAGACCCCAACTCAATGCTTAACAAGATGGCAAGCACAGCAGGTGACTTCGCTGTTATCCCAGGAGCGGGTACAGCCGCCACAAAGGGTGCAAAGATGCTTGGGCAGGAGATTGCTGATAGGGTTGCTACTGGTCAACGACTTATCCCTGGAGTTGGTGAGCCACAGATGGCTATGCACGTTATCAAGCCTGAGAAGGGTGGTAACTGGGTAAATAAGCAGGTTAACTCTGCTTTAGATAAATTAAAACAAGATACCTTATTAAAGAATAAAACTTATTATTACGGCCCAGAACACGATAAAGCTGTTGAAGAACGAATCAAAGAGCTAAAAGATATAGGTAGCGAAGGTGGATTGCGTGTCGTTAAACATCTAGAAGATAACAAAGATAAGTTTAAGAAGCTTGGCGCATTAAACCAATGGATTGATACCAACCTCAAAAATTATGTTCGTAATGATATGGCCACACCTCATGACCCAATTCGCTTGGGCATTGAGGAACGAGTAGCCAAGGTTGAGGCCAACAACGCTAAAGAGCAAAAGAAGATAGCTAAGTTAGATGAGAAGATTGCTCAGGCCAAACAATCTGGTGATGAAGGTGCTGTAAGAACTATGCAGGCCGCCAGAGATAATTTGGCAATTGAAGCTGAAGATGCTTATGAGTTGGGCATGAAGCATTCTGCTCATGTACCACATGAAAACTTTAGATTTGGAGATAACATCTCTAGATTTGAAGGTATGTCAACTACAAAGCCTTCAAATGCTTGGGAGTTTGTTTCTGACAATGCTTTAGATAGACTTAATAGCAATAGACTGAACGATCCATATGAACAGCATTACAAAACTATAAGTAAAGAACAGCCTGAGCTTTTGGGTCTTAAAGATAAAAATATTTATTCAGTATCTGATCCTCGTAACTTTGCTAACGATCTTGGCTTTGATCACGTTGTAGATACGATCAAACAGCATTTGGATTTGCCTGAAGGCGATAAGTATCATCTCAAGCCTGAGCAACTCAAGAACATAAGCGTTCCACAGATGATGGAACGTGTGGCTAACCAAAACTTAGAGAAAGATATTGCAAGTCGTAACGTAGCGTTACAACAGCAAGAAGGCTTTCCTGTTCTTAAAGAGTATCCATCTGGTCACAAGTGGATTGAGCTTAAGATGCCTGATCCCAAAATAGAAGAATCCCATGTTATGGGTCATCCTTCTGGTTATCCTGATCTTCATGCAGTAATTGATTCGAAAACTGGTCAATCAGTATCTGTTGGCTCAACTCCCGAAGAAGCTGTTAATCTTTACAAAAGAGAAGAGCGTCAGAAACAACTTGAAGACGCATTGACATATGAAGGCGATAAGATGGGTCACTGTGTTGGTGGCTATTGTCCTGACGTATTGCAAGGCAACACAAGAATATTCTCATTAAGAGATAAGCGTGGTGAGCCTCACGTAACAATTGAAGCTAGAAATCCAAAAATATATACTGAAGATGATGTGCTTGATCAATTCCCTGGTGGAGTAACAGATGCTCTTAAAAGAGGAGATATTGGCGCAAAAAAATATATAGCTTCAAAGCTTGAGGAGTTAAACGCAAACTCAAGAACACCAAACATTCATCAAATTAAAGGCAAAGGTAATGGAGCACCTGTAGATAAGTACTTGCCTATGGTGCAAGACTTCCAACGTACTACTGGATTTCCAATTAAAGGAGATATACAAAACTCTGGATTTGTTAATACTCAACCTGAGTTAAAAAAATTTGGAGAAAGTATTGGTTTAAAGGTGCCAGATTATTTAACTAAAGACGAAGAAAATGTTTTACGCCAACAAGTTGCTCCTCATGTTGAGTCAACGGTTAAAAACGCAAACAATTTTTTAGATACTCATCCTGCATTTGAACCTCATCGCCAAGCGAATGAAGTATTTAATAGTGCTCTTAATAATGGTATGTTTTTCAAAGATGAAGAACAATACTCTAAATTACGAAATGCTAGTAATCAACCGTTACATCCAGATATTCCTTATACATATAATGAATTTAAATCAGTATTGAACAATCCAGAAGAACATGGTGAAGGTGATCCATTAAAAACTCAACTATATACTCTTGGAAAAATTGATGAACTGCGTAACAAAGTAGGAGATGTTCCTGCTGTAACCCCTCAAGAGACACAAGGCCTAGCTAAAGGCGGAAGAGTTAAGCGCAAGGTTCATGTTGCTAATGACTTGGATATGATGCGCCATGAGATCCAGATGAAGGATAGCCCCAAAGGATTTGCAGGCGGTGGTGTTGTAGATAAGATGATTGGCAAGGGAATGGCTAGGCTATTCTCTGCTGTGGATAAGACTGCGGCTGAGTTGCCAAGAGCCAAGGGTACTGGCGCTGAATTCATGACAGAGCTTAGCAAGAAGCCTGGCGTTAAGAAGGCTGAATTGGCTGATAGAAACTTGGATGAGATCAAAGCATTACCCAAGATGACGAAGGATGAGTTCAAAGCTGAACTTGCCAAGCGTCCTGTGCCCCAAGTAACTAAGAAGATACTGAGCGAAAATAACGCCGATAAATATTACATAGAACCAGTTGATCCAGATATGGCAAGGCCAAGAGATCCTCACTGGTTGTATGATGAGAATTGGCAAAAAGTTAATGAAGAGCCTTTCATGACAAGACATGATGCTCAATCATATGTCAATGATCTTAAAGAGACTGATAACAATATTCCAAGGTATTCTTCTTATAAATTACCTGGTGGTGATAACTATCAGGAACATTTGTACCAGTTGTCCAACCATCCAGAGGAGTATGAAAGCTCACATTGGGAAGATATTCCAAACGTATTGGCTCATGCTCGTACTGTTGACCGCATGACTCCAGAAGGCAAGAAGATCCTCCACGTTGAGGAAATGCAGTCTGACTGGCATCAAGCAGGTAGGGATAAGGGATATCACGATCCAGAAAAACTGGCTCAAGCAGAAGCCACAATCAACGCATTGAAGGCAGAGCATAAGCGTCTTGGTGAAGTCAAAGCGTTAGCCAAAACTCCCGAAGAACGTGAAGCCATCAGCGAACAAAGATTGGCAATCATGGATCAGATTCGTGATGCCACCATCATGCCCTCTGACCATGTGCCTGATGCTCCATTCAAAAAGAACTGGGAAGAGATGGTTAGCAAGGACTTGGTCAAACACGCTGTTGACAATGGGTATGACGGCATAACATTGACTAATGGTGAAACGCAAGCGGATAGATATAACCTTGGCAAATACATAAACGAACTTCATTTGTCTGGTACTGATTTAGTTGGCTATGATCACAATGGAAATACGGTCATAAAACAAACTGGTGTTACACCAAAAAATTTAAATCAATATGTTGGTAAGAAGGCGGCTAAAAAGTTATTAGATCAGCCACAACAAGGAACATTGCGGTCACTGACAGGTGAAGATTTGTATTTAGGCGAAGGCATGAAGGAGGCTTATGACAAGCGCCTACCAAATGTCTTCAACGACATTGGTAAGCCATACGGCGCTGAGATGAAGCTGAACGCTATGCCAGTACGTACGCCAAAAAACACTGACTTATCCATCACTGATATGCTTCAGCACACCAATACGCCTGAGCAAACATGGTTGGATATGCCTTTTGAGCAGAAAGAGAAGATGATGGATGACTTCGCTACTGCCCAAAACAATAAGACAACTCCTCTGCACTACATGGAGTTCACCCCAGAGATGAAGCAAGGAGTAGGAGAGAACAGTCTGCCTGCGTATGCTGATGGTGGACAAGTGGCTCAGCCAAGGCATGAGTCATTCTTAAACCCATCATTAAGACTGGCTAATGGGCAGGTAACGCTTAATCCTTTGGAGTTCATGCCAAATTACCAAAGAGGTGGAAAAGTCCACGTAGCGGATGATTTGGAGATGATGAGACACGAGATCCATATGTCTGAGGGTGGGGTAATGACTGATGCCGTCCTCAAGAAAATGGGCGATTTTATTAAGAAATCGTCTAAAGAATCTTTTTTGCCTTTAAATTTAAAAAGAGCAAAATCTCCAAATGATCAAGAGATGATGAAAATTGCAGAGCCTGTCATTAGACAAATGACTGGTGAGCACGTAGTACCTGAAGGATCTACCAAGAAAGTTAATCTTGCAGGACGATCAATGAAGGAAAGTCAAAGGCTTAAGGATCTACCTTATTCTTTGACAACCAAAGAGCCTACAGGAAAACCTGATATATATACACCAAAGATTGGAGATGTAAATATTGCTTTCCCTGGAGATCAAACTATATCTGACAGTATATTGCATAGTGTTGGAGATATAGAAGGGATAGATTCAGAGCAGGAAGGTGGTGCTAAATACGGATTGGGCAAGTTACATTTAAAATTGCCAAACTTTTGGGCTTCTGGTGAAGATCCCGCTCAAAGTGCTCAAGACAAAATAAATAGACTTGCAGGTTATTACGATCCTGATCGAGTAATTGCTCAACATTTAGCGATGGGTCCTACATCTAATAATTTTGCAATGCATTTAGCAGATGCAAATCTTCGTGCTACTGATTTTTCAAAAATGACTCCAGAGCAGATGTACAGCTTTGATAACATTATTGCCAATGGATTTGTAAAGAAAAATGCTAAGACTGGTGAATACGAGCATTTCAACTTTCCACACTGGCCTGGAATAGCTGACCCAGAAGGCGCTTACAAAGCCATGCAAAAAGATTCTGAACTACGTAAATGGTATAACAGCAGGATGAAGACTCCTGAGATTACCAGTGCTCATGGATTACCAAATGGATTAGATATTCAATGGGCTATTACAGAACCTTCGCTTCGTAATATGCAAATTAACATGACGGGTTTGTCTGCGGGTGAGGTTGTGCCTGGCGCTGAATTAACGGATACTGCTGATCACAATACTTATGAAAAAGGCATCCGAGGTTTAGCATTACAACCAATAACTCCTCCCAAGCCAGTTCAAATAACTTTTCCAGACGCTACTCAGCATATTCTTGATACAAAACGTGCCCAAGACTTTACTGGAACTCTTCAAAAAGTATTTCCACATCAAGTTGTTGATGATCAATATTTAAATGACGTTGGCAGATATGATGCTTTGATCAAGAAGTACACGGGTCAGAAAAAGGGTGGCAAGGTTAAAGCTAAAAAGGCAAACAAAAAAGCCAAGGTTGAAATAACTAACAACATAAATATTATGCGTCACGAATTAATCGATAGAGGATAAACATGGCAACACAAATGCCCATTGAGCAGGACTACAACCGTCATATTGACGGAATGGAAATGATTGAGAATGAAGACGGCTCAGTCGATTTTGAGATGCCACCAGAGGATATGGAGCTTGAAGAGCTTCCTGATGGTTCTGTTATTGTTCACGATCCAGACTTCAAAGGCCCGACTGATGACAAAAAGTTCTACGCTAACTTGGCTGAAGAGTTTGATGTTAAGGGATTAGCCCTTGAATACATCAACCTGATTGAGAAGGATAAAGAAGCCCGTAAGATGCGGGATAAGCAGTATGAGGACGGTATTAAACGTACTGGTATGGGTAACGATAGCCCAGGTGGTGCGACCTTCTTTGGAGCTTCTAAAGTTGTTCACCCAGTGATGGCTGAGTCTTGCGTAGACTTTGCGTCCAGAGCGATTAAAGAGATGTTCCCACCTGATGGCCCAGTCAGGACAAAGATATTGGGTGATGTTGATGATGTAAAGACCGAACGTGCTGAGCGCAAACGGGATTACATGAACTGGCAACTCACCGAGCAGATTGAGGAATTCCGTGATGAACAAGAGCAGTTGTTGACCCAACTTCCTCTTGGGGGTTCCCAATACCTTAAGCTGTGGTATGACGAGCACAAGAAGCGCCCCTGCGTGGAGTTTCTGCCGATTGACCGTGTGATCGTACCCTTCGCCGCATCCAACTTCTATACCGCTCAGCGTGCAACTGAGGTTCACGAGATTACCGAGTGGGAAGTCAAGATGCGTATCAAGTCGGGTATGTACCGTGACATTAGCATGATCCGTGCGACTATGGAGCCAGAGCCAACGGGTGCACAAAAGGCTAACGACAAGATTGAAGGTAAGAAGTGGCAAGACAACGAGGATGGTGTTAGACGTTTCTATCACACCTATGTTTGGCTAGAGATGGAAGATGACGAATATACCAAGGGCGAGATGGCACCTTATATTCTGATGATTGACACTTTAGACCATGAAGTTGTCGGGTTGTATCGTAACTGGGAAGACGGGGACGAAACCATGACCAAGCTAGACTGGGTTGTGGAGTTCAAGTTCATTCCTTGGAGGGGCGCATATGCAGTTGGTTTACCTCATCTTATTGGCGGTCTTAGTGCCGCCCTTACTGGCGCTCTTCGTGCTTTGCTCGATACTGCACATATCAACAACAGCGCTACTATGCTTAAGCTTAAAGGCGCTAAGGTTAGTGGTCAATCTCAGCAAGTTGAAGTTACCCAAGTTGCAGAAATTGAGGCAGGACCAGGAATCAATGACATTAGGCAAATCGCTATGCCTATGCCTTTTAACCCTCCTAGCCCTGTACTATTTGAGTTATTGGGGTGGTTAGATCAGGCCGCCAAGGGCGTTGTAACCACGGCTGAGGAGAAGATAGCTGACGTTACCGCTCAAGCGCCTGTAGGTACCACACAAGCCCTTATTGAGCAGGGATCTGCTGTGTTCTCAGCTATCCACGCCAGACTTCATGACTCACAAGCCAGAGTGCTTAAGATTCTTGGTAGGCTGAACCGTTGGTACTTGGATGATCAGCGCAAGGGTGAGATTGTCAAGGACTTGCAGATAACCAAGCAAGACTTTGAGCGCAACACAGATGTAGTTCCAGTCTCTGATCCACACATCTTCTCTGAAACGCAGAGGATGGCTCAGTCTCAGGCCGTAATGGCGCTGATGGATAAGTATCCTGCCCAGTTCAACCAGAAGGCTGTGCTTGAGAGATTCTTAAAGCAGATGAAGGTGCCTGGCATTAACGAGTTAATGGTTGATGCGGCTGAGCCACATAAGCACAATGTTGCAGAAGAGAACGTGGCTATGTCCTTGGGTCAGGGAGCGTTTGCTTATCCTGAGCAAGATCAGTTGGCTCACATCCAAGGGCACTTTGACTTTGTGATGAACCCATTGCTAGGACAGAACCCGATTATCGGACCGCAGTTGATTGGGCCAATGATTGAGCATTTGAGACAGCACATCACGCTCTTATACCTTGAGATGATGAAAAAGTACGCTACTCAAAGCGACAGAAAGCAGTCTATTCAGTACGAAAATGAAAAATACACGGCTCAGATTGACCAGATATTTGCTATGGCATCACAGCACGTTGGTCACGATTTAGGTGAGAAGGTATTTGCACAGTTGGTACCAGACTTTCAGCATCTTATCCAGATGCAACAGCAGTTTGCACCCAAGCCACAGCTTGATCCAGACGCACAAGCGCTCATCCAGACCTCAATGGCTGAGACACAGCGCAGAACCGAGCGTGATAAGCAAGAGATGGCACTCAAGGGTCAGCAGATCCAGGCTGATACACAGCTTGAGCAGGCCAAGATTACTAGCGAACAACAAAGAGAGCAGGCACAAAGGGAGTTAGATATAGCTATCAACTCTACTGATAACCTGACAAAAGAGCGTATAGCTTCAGCGGAACTCACCCGAGACGCCGCTAAGCTTCAGCAAGAGCAGTATGACACTGCAATTTCGCTTCAAAACGAAGCACAACGACACTTAGGAGGTCAACATGGCGAGTGATGCAGAGCAAAAGGGTATTAACGTGCCCATGCATAAGAGATTAGCCCAGGGCGAGAAGCTTGATGGGACAAGTTTGGGTTCTAAAGGCGAAAGCCAGAAGAAACAAAGTGGCCTAGCTCACACAAGTAAGAAAAAATGAGCGGGTTTGTCGGAGATCTGATCAGTAAAGTGAAGGAAATGCAGGGCGATATCGGGCTATCTCTAGCAGGTGGCTCCGCTATGAACTGGGAATCCTATCAACGCATGGTCGGGATAAACATTGGACTGCAAAAAGTCTTGGATTTGATAGAACAACAACTAGAAGAGGAAGAAAAAGATGAGTGATACAGACTTGGCATGGGCTTTTCCTGCTGTAGAAGCAGGTGTAGAGCCTTTGGGAGCACGAGTACTTGTTCAACTAAAGAGAACGAAGAAGAAAATGACCGCATCTGGCATTATTCTCGCCGAGGAAACTCGTGAGAACGAAAAATGGCAGAACATGGTCGCAAAAGTCATTGAGATTGGCCCGTTGGCCTACCGTAACCGTGACACGATGGAGGCTTGGCCTGAAGGTTCATGGGTAAAGGTGGGTGATTACATCCGTGTCCCTAAATGGGGTGGGGATAGATGGGAAGTTGCAGTGCCTGGGGAAGATCACGTTGAAGATAAGGCCATGTTTATGGTTCTTAACGACCACGAGGTTATCTCTAGGGTTAAAGGAGATCCGTTAGCAATGGCGGAATATGTGTAAATGCGTGCAAGACTACCGTAAAGAGGGAAAAGCATGAGTGAAGTAGCAGAAAGCAAAGAAGAAGACTTAAAAGTCAAAGAAGAGATGGACGGTTCAGCAGTGGTTGACCTTCCAGATGACATCAAAAGCCCCGATGCAAGCGAAAGTGAAGCAGAAGGTGGAAGTGTCAAGGCAGAATCCTCAACAGAGGACAACGATCATCCTGATGACTCCGATGAGGTACGTCAAGAGAAGATCAACCGTAGGAAACTACGCCGTCAAAGAGCGAAGCAAGATCATGCCGAGAAGGATATCAAGCTTCAGCAACTAGAAAGAGTTAACCGTGAGTTAATGGAACGACTCTCTAATGTTGAAAGACGCACACATGGCGCAGAATTAGCGAGGGTTGACAAGGCTATAGAGGACGCTGAGCTTCAGTTCCAATATGCCAAGCTCAAGCTTCAAGAGGCTACTCAAGCGGGTGATGGCGAGGCTTTGGTTAAAGCGCAAGAGATGTGGTACGAGTCTAGACAGAAGATCGAATCACTGAAAAACGTGAAAACTCAGGCGGTTAAGCCAAACAATGACCGTAGCCTGCCCGATCCACAGATACAGCGCAACGCCGCAGAGTGGATGAAACGTAATGACTGGTATAGCCCAGATAGCGGTGACGAGGATACTGAGATTGCAAAGATTATTGACAAACGACTGATCGAAGAGGGTTGGGACCCAAAGAATCCTGCCTACTGGGATGAGTTAGATAATCGCTTGCAAAGACGTCTCCCGCACAGATACAATGACAGCACAGACGATGAACCTGTAGTTAGACAACGACCTAGGAATGTTGTGACGAGTTCAGGACGTGAATCATCAGCGGCAAGTGCAGGCCGTAACACCTTCACACTCAACCCCGAACAGGTGAGAGCAATGAAGGACGCAGGATTCTGGGATGACCCCCAGAAGAGAGCAAAGATGATAAAGCGTTATGCAATGGAAGCACGTTCACAAAGGAGTAATTAATTATGGAATCACGTTTAAAAAAATCTTTGAATGCAGGCGGTAGACAGAATCGTGCTCAGCAAGATGAATCCCGCAAGGCACCAGAAGAGAAGTTCGTCTCAGCACAGGAACGCCGAAAGATGTGGAGTGATGAGTGGACACAAAGAGCATTGCCAGATGTCCCTGAAATCCCTGGTTGGCACGTGTGTTGGTTATCAACTACTAACTCATATGACAGCATTGACAAGCGGATTCGTCTTGGATACGTCCCAGTGAAAACTGAGGAAGTACCACAATACGAAAGCCACAAAGTCAAATCAGGTGAACACGTTGGATATGTGTCTTGCAACGAAATGTTACTGTACAAGATCCCTATGGATGTGTATCAGGAAGTAATGCAACACTTCCACCATGATATGCCTCTTGAGGAAGCGAACAAAATTCGCATCCAAGCGGAGCAAACAATGGGTCGAGACAGTAATGGCAAGTCACTTGGAAGACTAGAAGGTGAAGGTATTGGCAAAATTGATGAACCACTTCCCGCACCCGTATTTTCTGGGTAGGTGAAGTAACTAAGGAGTTTTGCATATGTCAGCATTATTGCAACCCTTCGGTTTACGCCCTGCGTTCCATCCATCAGGTTTGGATCGTGCTCAGGCGTTAGCAGGAGGAATCACTTCTGGATACTCTTCAAACATTTTGAAGGGTCAGCCAGTTAAATACTCTGCGTCAGCAGGTGTAATCGTCCCCGTATCAACTACAGAAGCGTTTTCTGGCGCATTTGCAGGTTGCGAGTGGACAGACTCAACAGGTCGCCGCCGTGTTAGTAACTACTGGCCTGCCAGTACTACATACATCACTGGATCTTGCATTGCTTATTTCTACAACGATAACAACATCGTTTATGAAATCCAAGCAGACGGATCTATGGCTCAAACCAGTATCGGTAATGAGTACAACTTCAGCAATATAACCAATGGTTCTACTACCACAGGTCTGTCACAAGCGACACTAGGCGCTTCTACAGCAGTAGGTAATAGTTCACAAGGTCAAATGCGTGTTGTTGATCTTTCGCCCGTTCCAGGCAATGCTTGGGGCGATACATACACTATCGTTCGTGTTGTTGTATCAGCATCTCAGATGTTCGGTAGCTTCACTGCGTTCGCTTAAGGAGTAAATTATGGCCGCACCAATGCGAAGTACGGACTTTAGAAGTATTGTCGAACCTATCCTTAACGAATGTTTTGATGGCGTTTACGATCTCCGTGAAGACGAATGGTCACGTGTTTTCCGTGAACAAGAAGGTATTCCACGTAACTACCATGAAGAGCCAGTTCTTTATGGATTTGGAGCCGCACCTCAACTGCCTGATGGAACACCAGTGTCCTATCAGCAAGGTGGTGTACTCTTCCTCCAACGCTATATCTACTCAGTGTATGGGCTTGCCTTTGCATTGACTAAAGTGTTGGTAGAAGACGGCGACCATATCCGTATTGGACAAGTTTACGCTCGTCACTTAGCTCAGTCTTTGATTGAGACAAAAGAGACACTAGCCGCAAACGTGCTCAATAACGCTTTCAACTCCAACTATGTTGGTGGTGATGGTGTATCTTTAATCAGCGCATCACACCCAATCGTGAACGGCACTTTCTCTAACCAGTTGTCTACTGCGGCAGTTTTGTCACAGACTTCTTTAGAGCAAATGTTGATTCAGATTCGTAATGCTGTTGACAACAATCAGAAGAAAATTCGCTTGGTTCCACGCCAATTGGTCGTGGCTCCTGGTAACATTTTCCAAGCTGAAGTGTTGCTCAAATCAGTATTGCGTACAGGTACTGCCAACAACGACATCAACCCCGTTAAGTCTATTGGCTTATTGGATGAGGGTGCCGCTGTTCTGTCACGTTTGACTTCATCTACCGCATGGTGGGTACAGACAGACGCACCAGAAGGCATGAAGCTGTTGATGCGTAGACGTTTAGAGAAGACTATGGAAGGTGACTTCGAGACTGACTCTATGCGCTATAAAGCAACTGAGCGTTATGCAATAGGATGGACAGATCCTAGAGCGCTCTTCGGTA